TTATTTTGAGCTTTTCATAGCACGTTTTATGCGATTTGATTCTTGCAAAAGCTTATTGGCTATACTATCTTTATAAGTAGCCATTTCAACCATTTCATGATGATGGCGAATAGAATCCTCGTAGGCAGCAACACAATTTCTTACATCATCTATAACTTTCTCATCTCGGCAAACAGAAAAATGCTTTTCGATGTATCGAACATTTGGGTCGTCAGATGGAAGAACCATCTTCAATGCCCGATATTTCAAGTCTGCTACCTCCCAAGCTTGATACTCTCGCCATTGGGCTAGGTTGCCCCAAATGGAGATGACAAGAGATAGAGCCAAGCCTCCAATGAAAAGAAGAACATACTTTGAAGTTGGCTCGAAGCGATGAGTCACTACTTTCTTCAGAGGTGTGTTATCCATTGAGTGAAGTTTGTCCTGCACATTTTTTGATGTGGCATTCAGCTCTTGTTTCACCTGATTAATGGTATCAAACAAGAGTTTGCTTCGCTGTTCATCTTTGCTTGCTTCTTTCTTGGTAAGGTCGGTAAAGATACAGATAGCCTCTCTTAATCTTACCAATTTGTCAATAGCTTCCCCTTCTTTTACAGCCATAGCAAGAATAGCTTTTTCAAGTTTGCTTGTATCAACACTTACAGAGACCGGAGTGCTTTCCGCCTCTGTATTCTTTGGTGAGGCAGAAAGTTCATCGACTTTTTGCTCCAATCTCTCAACTGTGCCGTAGATGGCTTCTAACATTTCTTCTTTCATGTTCGATTCTAATTTTAAGTTTATGACTTGCATCAAAGGCTAAAGCCTCTTCTGCGTTTCTTCTTTTTCTTCTTGGATGATTCATCCTCTGGGAATTGCTCAAAGGTCTGTGCATTGGCAGAAGCAAAAAGTCCTATGGAAGAAATACCGTCCCAAGGGTCCTGGCTGCTCTCCGATATGGATGGCACCTGCTCATTCTTGCAACAGCCCTGCTCATATTGCTGAGCAGAGCTGGCTCTTGCTGATAAAAGGTTCTCCGTTCCCTCAAATCTCGCATTCAGCTTGCCAAAGCTATAGCCTCTGCTAATCTGCGTACCCTTGAAGCTATATCCATCCTTGCAAAAACGGATGCCTTGTACCTTGGTTCGCTCCTTGTCCTTATAGACAAGCTCCAGGTGAACACCTCGTTTTTCAAGCTCACTCTTGAACTTTTGCCAGCTATCTGCGACTTTAAAAGCATCATTGACGGCATTGTGAATCTCGTATTTGGCACGCTCTGCGTTGCGCAATTTGCGAGTGTTAGTCTTGCTCTTGTCAGTTCCGTAGGTCAGCCCACACTTGGATTTTAGAGCCTTGGTCACTTGCTCATTACGCCTATAATCATTCCTGCCTGATATGAGTTTGCCCTCGTTATTGATGCGGTTGTACACGATATGACAATGTGGATTGTCCGTGTTGTGATGCCTTACGATGATGAATTGGGTATCAGTGATATCCATCATCTGCATGTATTCAAGGGCTATCTTAGCCATGAACTCATCCGTCAAACGTGGTTTGTCCTCTGGTTTGAAGCTCAAGGCGATATGTCCCACAGGCTTCTTTATCCTTGGATTTAGCTGTCTTTGCAGCTCAAAACTTTGCATCATCTCTGCATTCGTGCCGAGTAACACACCATCAGAGGCAAGGATTTTCGCCTCGTCCTTGCCTGTAACATAGCGGATGCAACCACCAAATGAGCTGCCCTTCTTTAGCTTGCCTATCATGTGGTATCCTCCTTTCTGCCCATACTGCTTGGCTTCGGTTTATAACTTGCTTGGCGATACTCGCCAAGGATTGCTTTCAATCTCCTCAACAAGTCCACCACATACACATGGGTTTCCTGGAATCCTCTCTGATGCGACAGCTTGGTAAGTTGGTTGAGGTTGTTCGCCATGCCAATGAGGTGCTTGGCGATGGCTATCGTCTCAGCGTTGTGTCCGCTGACCACCTCGCCGTTCAAGGCGGACTCACGGATGTACTCCGCCAACTTGCGGTTGGCTTTTCTCGCCCTCAGCCTCAGTGCCTCGTAGCTTGGCTTCGAGAACTTCACCGTGACAGACTTCGACAACTTGCGAACCCTGCCTGTAGGCGGTCTTCCGCCCTTTCTCCTGTTCTGTTCCTGCATGCTTGTCATTCGATATACTGTTTACAGTTGGTACACTCACTTTCTGCGACCGTCGGGAGCAAAATTCCTCCGCCCTCATGGTGGAGCGAGGCGTTTTGGGGTTCCCAAAACATAACCTCGCTCCCTCTCAGAACACGTTAGTTGGAACTACAGCCTTTCAGCTATCCACGTCCAAGGTCGCAGACCTTAATTCTCACAATTTGCGCCAAGCCTCGAAGTCCTCTTCATAAAGGCTTAGGTGGTGGCGCACGATGTTCTCGATGATGCCCGATACGCTCATGCGTCTCCCTCCGAGGATGCGGACGACACGGTCAAGACGGTCTCGTACATCGGAACTGACGAAGACTGGCTTGCGGTCGTCAATCCTTGGAACTTGGAGAAAGGTCTGCTGATACTCCTCCAATGTCGCCTTGCGCTGCTTGCCACTGATGCGCTTCTGCGGATTCGGTGGCGATTGAGCCTCGTTCGTTGATGTTTCCTCTCTATAGGGAGTTGTTGCAGCAACTTTCTCTACAATTGCTCTCAACTCTGGGTTCTCTACATCATCATAGAGAGAATTACAACTACTTGGATTGGCTTTGTTGCCATACGTAGATGGTTTAACAAAATCCAAATACTCTTTTTCCATCAGCTCCTTTTGCTCAGGAGCCAAGACTACATCTTTTGTTCTTGCCATAGCTTATGCTGTTTTATTTGTTAGTATAGTGGTCACGGTTTGCACCATTGACCGATTGTCGGGTGCAAAGTAAGTGTACTAAGTGCAGCCATGCAACTGATTGGGTGTAACGTGGCAATTTAGTTGTGGCTTGCTTATTTGCATACCGAGATAGTTGTGAGAACTTCAACGTATTTCTCAACTCATCATTGTTCATGTATTCGTTGCAGTCGTGCAAGTTTTTCTTGTTGCTTTTGGCGTTGATGTCGGCAAACCCCGGCAACATACTGCCACAGAAATTGAAAACGCTTGTTTTTAGATTGCCGTGCCTTATCTTTGCACTCACAAGCGTGGAGCACAGCATATGCGTGGAGCTTTGCGACATATAACATAGTATTAACTTAGAAAAAAGAAAAGTATGGGATTCATCGTATTCGAGGAAGAGGCATTCAACTATCTTGATGCCCAGTTGGAGAACTTCGTGAAGCGCATGGACAGAATCCGTGAGCGCAGTGAGGACAAGACCATGAACAAGTGGCTCGACACGCAGGACGTGTGTCAGACGCTCAACATCTGCCCACGGACAGTGCAGACGCTTCGGGACAACGGAACTTTGGCTTATACGCAAATCAGCCACAAGACCTACTACAAGCCGGAGGACGTGATGGCTATCGTAGCAGTAGTGGAGGACAGGAAAAAGGACATGCGTTTTCGCAAGCGCACAGGTTAGACTGTCAATATACAACAGCCACTTTATCCAATGCAGCAAGTAAAACGAGTAACGTAAGTATCAACAATAAAACGAGACAACTATGAGCAATGAAGTAATGACAAGAAACAGCGAGTGGATGAACCACATCGTGAACCACCTCAACCGAATGGTTGACAATTTTGAACGTGCCGTGATGAACTACCGCCCCATGCTTGACGGTGAGCGCTTCATGACGGACAAGGAGCTTTGTGCCAGGCTGCAACTGAGCCGAAGAACCCTGCAGGACTACCGAAACAACGGTGTCATCCCGTATATCCAGCTTGGCGGAAAGATACTCTACCGCGAGTCCGACATTCAGAAGATTCTGATGGCTAACTATCGTGAGGCGTACAGAATGAAGGGCTTGTAGGAGAAATACATGTCCTTGATGAGTGGGGTGAAATGAACAAGGCGACAACGTATAACTTACCGAGCGTGGTTGTTATAGGTTGTCGCCTCATTTTATTGGCTATACCGAGTTGGTCGTGTTTGCCGAGTGTTCTCCCTATGGTCTGTATAAAATCTAATACCATGATTCCTAAGACATCACCAAATTTTTGAGAGCTTTTTTGTGTTAAAATAAGCAAAATAGCCCCCAGAAAGCATATAGGCATACCTACCCCTGTAGCAGAAGAAGACAATTTTTGACTTTTCTGTTACAAAAAACGATACGGAACTCTTTCTTTTAATAGCTTTTTGCTCGATTCCTAATTAGTTATCCGTATCTGTCCTCACAAGACTATAAGAGACAATGGTACATTGTTATAGTTCACTTGCTTTGGACTTTTCAATATGTAAGTTCTTTCTGTCGTCAGAGGTGTTCAACACTTCCCATTTTCTCTTTTGCTTGCCTATGGCAAACATTCTGCGAATGAGCTTAAACTTGACGGCATTCAATGCCTTACGCTTAGTATCAGAATCTTTTCTGCCTCCTAACTTTCGATTATAAAACATTTGCATTTCCACATCGTACTCAACAGCTCTCAATGCCGCCATAGACAGGTCAGCTTTCACTTGACCGTTACAGTGTGCGGAAGGTCGGGCACGCCATTTCACACTGGTACCAGAAGTGTGACTGCATGGAGCTACGCCAACATATCTCGCATATTGCCGAGCTGTGTCAAAAGCGGTAAAGTTTCGTGTGATGGCAATTATGTTTGTTGCATTGACAAAACCAATTCCTGGTATCGTCAACAGATTCTGAAAAGTGTCAAAGACATCTTCCTCCTTGGACATTAATTCACACTCTTCCTGATCTATCTTCTCAATGTCATGATTGAGCTTTTTAATGTAGCTCTCATACATGGCAGAATCCTCTTTCGTTTCAAACATCTGCATTCGGTTCATAAAGTTTGTCCGTTGCTCCACAAGGAACTTACGCTCATTGACAAGTTGCTTCAATTGTTGCATAGCCTTGCTTGGCAACTTGTATGGCTTGGCACATTCCGTGCCATCATAACGATAGAGGAAGTCAGCTATCTTTGCAGAGTCATTCTTGTCTCGCTTATCTATTGTCCCCATAGGATGATGTTTTACTATACGTGTACTAAGCATACAGAAAGAGTAATTCTTGGACGTGAGGAATTTTTCCAAGTCCAAGGAGTAGCAACCTGTAAATTCCATGCCAAACAGGGCTTGGGAAAGTACCACACGGCTCTTTTTGAGCCATGAGCACATATCGCCAAATCCCTTGCGAGTGTTGTTGAACACCTCATGAGGGAACATTTTGATGTTGGTGTCCTCACGAAATATAGATACATCTATGACATTTTTAGAGATGTCAATGCCTACAAATGATTTATTTTTCATATCTTTGCACCGCTTTACGAAAGGAACTCTCTATGTCAGGATAAGCCAAATCTTTTAAAAGCTGGGACGGACAGCTAATTCCCTAAAAGGCACTGAGTCTGACATTTCGGGCAGAGGAGACTATATCAAGGGAAAAGGCTTTGCCTAAGATTAAAAAGTTCACTACCTCTGTCTGGAGTTCCTTCCTTTTGAGGATTCCTCGCAAAGGTAGTGCCAAAAGCAACCAAGAGACTCTATCATGGTATAGTGATGGTCTTAAAACACTGTTAGTTCACTCCTGGTTGCTTGTTTTTCCCATTTCGATAATTGTCCGTCTCCACATACGGAGTACCTCGTTTTATAACGGCAAACATACGGAGTATCATCTTAAACTTGATTGCATTAAACACTATTCCACTGCATTTCTCCTTTCTCTTGCGTTCCCAGTAATCTCTGATGTTCGGAATGTGCTGCATGCAAACCAAACAGGCAATGGACAAATCTGCCTTTGCCTGTTTAAAACCTTTCTTAGAGACTGACGAGCCTTTTCTCACAGATGTACCAGATTCTTTCTTGAAAGGAGCGACACCAATATAGCAAGCGTATTTACGTGGGTTATCTATTGCCATGAAGTTCTCGGTCAAGACAATGGTTTCAAGTGCGACAACACGCCCAATACCAGGTATTGATGTCAGCAGGGAAAAGTTCTTGCTGATGTCCGCATCTTCTTTTATGTACATGTCAATTTCATTGTCTATGCCTTTAAGTGCATCATTGAGCGTTTTAAGTTGCCCATTCTTACGTTCCACAGACAAATCTGTGTCATACGCACATATATCATGAAGCTGCTGCTTGTAAAGGACTGACTGCTTGACTGTCTGCTTGCGTTCCGCCAAAAGCCTCTTCAACTTAAAATATACAGGAGGAGGAAGTTTTGATGGGTTGCGAAGAATCTTTCTGTGGTTCTGCTCACAGTAAATGGCTATGCGGAAAGAATCAAGCTCGTCAGTCTTGATGCGGTCGAGCGAACGCAGTCCATCATCCAAGTCTGGCTCAAAGCGATGCATCTTGCGAGGTTCCACCATCCTATAAATATAATGTTTCTCTTCCAACCACAGTCTAAAGTTTTGGGTGTAAAGTCCTGTATATTCCATACAGAACAAGACTATATCAACCCCCTTGCTTACCTTTGCCACCCATGAACCAATTTTCTTGAAACCTGCATTGTTGTTGCTCACCTTTATATGGGCTTTCTTCCAATCAATGCTTTCTCCGTCATAATAAGCAAGGTCGAGAGTCTGCTTTGAGACATCCACGCCTATGTAAAGTTCTTTATCCATAATTTTGACATTTAATAGTTAAATGGAATCAAGAAAGTTGGCTGGATTATATAAGGACTATGACATGAGAAAGGGCATACCTTGAAAGAAAGATAGTTCACCTTAACACCCATTAACCAAATATCCTAACTTGATTCCTGGGTGCAAAGGTAAAAGCTAAAACACTGCGGTGGCTCGCCCAAGTGGCTGGAGGCGCAAAGCCTCCAAGGAACGTTGCTTTATATGGCTGTTCTATGCCATTGCGTTCTCTGTAAAGATACAGACCAGTTTAGTGCGGCTTGTCTGCTTGCCGATGACGGACTGCATAATGAACTCCCGAAAGGCTCTGCTCTCAATGCTGTCAATACGGAAGGCTACCGCAATGACGAGTTCAAGGCTATACACATCATAGCTGATGCGGTCGTTCTTCCTGACATGACGGCGTACACCCTGCTCTTTCAGAATGCCGTCCTTGAATACAGCCTTGACAGCCTTGCGCACATAGCAGCCGAATACATTATACATGTCGGCAATCTCCTGCATGGTCATCCATACAGTATCGGTCGGCATGGATACCGTTCCGCTCTCGCTGATAGTTATAACTCCTCTGTTCATTTTCCAATAGTTTTTTCGTTCGATAATCTGTTCCTTTCTCGCTTGGCAATAAGCTTATCCATGTCATTTGAAATCTTCTGCTCCGTCACCTGCGCATAGACCTGTGTGCTTGTAATGTCTGCGTGTCCCATCATCTTGGCTATGCTGCCGATGGGAATGTCCTCGTTGAGCATCAAGACTCCGAATGTATGGCGGCTGGCGTGGAATCCCAACTTATTACTTATGCCAAGCACCATTCCAAGGGTATGCACATCAAGATAGATGTCTTTCTTCTCACCCAGTGGAAAAACAGGCTTGCTGTCGTCCGTGGTATTGTAGAGCGAAAGAATCTTCTCGGCTATCGGATGGAGTGGCACAAAGAACTCCACGCCTGTCTTCTCTCTTTCCTTGCGGATATACTTTCTGCCCTCGGAGTTCTCACTGATATGGTGAGGGTACAGTTTCTTTACATCTATATAGGATAAGGAGGTGAGCGAGGCAAAAATGAAACATCTGCGTGCTAGCTCCGTTCGCTCGTCAGCCATCGGGGTAGAGAGCATCTTGATGAAGTCTGCCTTGCTGATATGGGTCATCTTCGGGGCTGCCTTCTTCTCATACCCTATCTTGGCTATGGGATTGAAGCGGATAATGCTCCTGTCCACTGCCTTGTACATCAACATGTTCAGCCAGAGAAGGCAATGGTTCACGTAGCTGTCGATGCGTCCCTGGTCTCGTTTCAGGAATAGCTTGTATTCCTCTCCGAAATTCTCGTCTATGTCCTCAAAGGCGATGTCGTCCTTATCCAATGAATGGACAAAGGCTCTCAGGTTCTTCTGCCATGTCCGCTTGTGCAGAAAGGTTTGTCTGGCTTTTGAGGTTCGATACCATTCCACGATGGTATCACCAAAGTTCAGCAAGAACCTTCCTGTCGTGTCCTTGTCCTTCAACACAGCCTTCAGCATTTCCACGGTGATGATGCCATTGGCGGTAAGAAGTGAGTTGTATTTATCCTTGACCTCAGCAAGGAAACTTGCCAATCGTCCGTTGTCCCTTGCGTTCCGTACCTCTCCCTTCTTGGCGTTCCACTCCTGTGGGGTACAGGATATGCCTGTGGAAATGGCTGCGCTTTTGCCGTCAACGGTGATGCGGCAAAGTATGTTGGCTGTTCCGTCTGCCTTCACCTTCTGTCTGTTGATGTAAGGCAAAATTGAAAATGTACTTCTGCTCATAGTTGTTGTCCTTATAATATAATAATGTAGTTGAACTGTAAAAAGAAAAGTTGAAAGCCTTGTTCATAATGCGAGAATAAAGTCCTTCCCGGTTGCAGCGATGAACTTGTCCATGTCCTCAAACAGCTTCTTTTGGGTCACTCTCGCATACCGCTGCGTCATCTTTACATCCTTGTGACCGAGCATCTTGCAGATGGTCTCCATCGGCACACCAGCCTCCAGCGTAATGAGGCTGGCGAACGAGTGTCGTCCCGAATGGTAGGAATAGGTCTTGCTCGTTTCCGCCAACTTGCAGATGGTGATGAGATCGATACGAACACGATTCGTGCTCAGCAATGGGAAAAGGGTATCTCTTGCCCCGTCCTCGTATCTCGCCATCAGCTCCAACGCCTCGGGCAGGAGTTTCACCCTGGCAAGTGTTCCGGTCTTCTTGCGGTTATAGATGAGCCATTTGTCGCCATCCTCCAACACCTTGACATTGGTTTTCGTAATGGAAACGGTGTCTATGAAGGCTGTTCCTGCATAGCAGGCGAAAAGAAACAGGTCACGGCTAACGGATAGTCTCGGCTTGTCTTCGGGCAGTTCCACATCACGGATTTTTATGAAATCAGACATGCTGAGAGCCTTGGGTGTCGTAACCTTTGGAGTGCCAACCCGATAATGGGCGAACAGCAGGTTCTTGCACAAGCCTCGCTCAAAGGCGATGCGGCACATCTTCTTGAAGAGCGACACATAGATGGTGATGGTTCCTGATGAAAAGCCTTTCTCGTCAAGCAGGTAATGGTGAAAGTCACTGATGAAAGGCTCGGTCAGCTGTCCGAAAGCCAAATCAGTCAACCTATACTTCTCCCCGATGAACTCAGCGAGATTCTTGCGAATCTTTCTGTAAGTCCAGACACTGCTCTTCGACATATCGATGCCCTCATGGGTGCTGAGTTCACTGATATGCTCGTCCACGAAGGAGAGAAGGGTGGTCTGTGTCTTGACGCTGCCCTGCAAGGCCTCCTTGACATCCTTAGCCTCGAAGTCCGTTCTCTTTTCCACAAGCACATCGAAAGCCTTTTGGATGGAAAGCAACAACTGCTCGATGTCCTTGTTGGTTTCCACGGCTTCCTTGCTCTTGCCCTCCAATCGGCTGGCACGAGGATTCCAAAGCGATGGAGTGCAAGACAACTTGCAGGAGAACTGCGCCATAGTCCTGTTCACCGTGATGCGTCCCATGATGGGAGCTTTTCCATTCTTGTCCATTCCGCTCTTTTTTAGGTAGAGCAACACCTTGAATTTTTCGATTTTCATAACGCTTACATTTTGAGTGTGCAAATATAATCATTTTGTAAGCGTTCCTTGATACGCAAAACATTGAGAATCAGCGCAATAAAATCCGTTGATGCACAAAGTTGCCTTTCCGCATTGTTACCTGCTTTGCATAGGTAACTGTGGCTCACAATTTAGTAACTGAACTACTTCAATATTCCTCACTCGCTTGCTTTATGCCGATTTGGTAACTTTGTGCAAATCTACTCATTCCCAACTGTTTACGTTCCAACCTCTCTTATTCTCCTTTGGCTGCTTTAGAGCTTTATGTTAAATAAGTATAAAATTAGGATTAACCCTTTAAAATGATACAGCCAAAGCATTACAATTATCACAACCGGTCCGGCCTCGCACAGCGAGAAAGGACTACATTAATCACTTCCGCCAGGAGAAGCCATTAGAAGGAGTATTCTTCACCGACTTCATCCGGGATGTATTAGAAAAGCGCAGCAGGCGCAAGTCTGAACACTATGCAGCCGTTTATGATGCGATAATAAAGCACATTGATAACTTTTCATTGGAGTTTGATTGTGACATATTCACTAACTCGGTAACGGCAGAATTTCTTGATGATTTCATAGTCTATCTTGAAGATTGCGGGTTACGACATAATACCATTGTAGGATATATTCTAAAAATACAGACTCTTATTCGTAGAGCTTCGCAATACAATTATGCAGTAGATGTTACCTATGATGAAATTGAGTTGGAATGTGAGCCTACAAATGCGGTCTTTCTTTCAATGAATGAGATTACAAGGATATACTATTACAAGTTTGTAGGGCAGGATAAGCGGAAAGCAAAGGAGAGAATTAGAGACATGTTTGTATTGGGATGCCTTACTGCTTTGCGTTATTCCGACTATTCAAGGTTGACAAGTCAAAACTTTATAAATAACTATATTATGATCCGAACAAAGAAAACCAATGTGGATGTCAAGGTCCCGGCACATGATTATGTAAAAGAGATATTCGCAAAGTATGGTGGTCAGGTTCCTTGCGGTTTGTGTATTCAGTACTTCAATAAATATTTGAAGGTTATAATGAAAGAAATTGGCCTAAATGACCTAGTTACTTACTCATTCACCAAAGGCGGGAAGTTGGTTACAGTTACTCGTGAAAAATGGGAGTTGATAAGTAGTCACACAGCAAGAAGGAGTGCAGCAACCAACATGTATTTAACGGGACGTATGAAAACGTTTGAGATAATGAAATTAACAGGACATCGCAGTGAGCAAAACTTCTTCCGGTACATCCGGTTAAGTGGTGATGATACTGCACGGTCAATCAGTGGTGATAGTTTTTTTAGAAAATAAAATTATACATGAAAAGTTTAAATATGAGCAGAAGGAAACAAATAGATGACCGTAAGCGGCTTCTTGTACGGTATCGTATAGATGAGAAAGGACTTGTATCTTTTATTGATCCATGCTGTGATGACATTCCAGCAGCTCTTTTAGGAAAGATTTTGGAAGCTATTTCTAATGTCGAAAAAGAATGGAATAGTAGATTTACTAATGACATTAATTCTTTTCCACCCGATATAATATATGATGAACCAATACTTAAATAAATATAGTATGCATACAAAGGATATTTTCGAACAAACCATGCTCTCATGTGGGTATGTAATTGATAAGATTATACAAAACGAAGACTCCCAGGACGTTCGTAAAGTTGAAGGACGAGTTAAGATCCCTAAAAAGGTAACTATATCCGGGAATCGGCAAACGATAATTGAAGAGAAGAAATTTCGATGGGATGCTGTTGGGCGATGCTTTTCTTTGCGATCTAACACCCGGCAAAGAAGATATGATCTTCCTTTACAGACAATTGTGGCGTTTAATAAGCTGAAGGAAACAGAAAAAGAAATGCTGTAGTAATGAGAGAGAGTTTAGAAAAATATAAAATTGTAAATTGGATTTGGGTATATCAATATTTGTCTCTTCTAGGTCCGGAAGAATTCTTCAAATTTGAAGCTCTTGTGAATACATCACTTGATAAGTTGGGAATCAACAGGTATTATGATGTATTGGAGGTACCGTCGGATAATCAGGAGTTATTTATAAAATTCTGCTGTCTTTATATATACAGGCATCCTGAATATGAGTTTAATGAAGATTTTACCCAAGTATGGAGGAAAGAATCGTATGAACAACGGGAAATGGAAGCAAGAAGAAGAAATTTATGTGCGAGAAAACGTGGGTAAAAAGACAATGGAAGAGATGGCCGAATATGTTGGCCGATCCCCATTGGCCGTTAAACTGTTTTTGCATCGCAAAAAGATAGTTGCCGGCCAGACGGTGAAGCGGAACTTAGTACAAGAGATGTTGCGTCTCAAGTTCCGACATCCGGAGAATTTTTCCCCAACGAGGGAATTTTATCGCGAAGTAAACATTAATCAGATGCGGTTTTGGGACATTTATTATGGCCGCAAGCAGATTACACAACAAGAATACGTTGCGCTATCCAAATATTTTGGGCTTACACTCCAAGAGGCATTTGAGGCTAGGCAATTAAGTATGTTTAATGAAGAATAATTATGGTAAGTAAAAAAGAAATTGACCGGATAAAATCAGCACTGAACATCGTTGATGTCATTTCGGAGTTTGTTTTCTTAAGAAGAAGTGGCTCAAATTTCGTTGGTGTTTGCCCATTTCACAATGACAGTCATCCTTCAATGTTCGTTAGTCCAAATAGGCAAACTTATAAATGCTTCGTCTGCGATCATAAGGGTGATGTTATTAATTTTATCCAGGAACATGAGAATATGTCGTTTGCTGAAGCCGTTGAATGGTGTGCGAAGAAAGCAGGAATTGAACTGGAACATCGGGAGCTTACCGACGAGGAGGTGCGTAAAGCGAAAGATTTTGAAGCGATGCGGATCGCACTGAAAGGAGCGGTCATTTTTTTTCAAAAACATCTGCCGGAGGCGCAAAACTATCTCGATAAACGTGGATTTCGGTTGACGGATAAGGTTATAAAAGATTTTGCTATCGGCTATGCTCCTGAAGGTAATTTAGCTGTTCAAGAAATGTTGAAAGCGGGCTATTCCGAGGAAGTGCTAACAAAGGTTGATGTTCTGAAGAAAGCTGCAGAGGGGAGAGTCTATGATAACTTTCGTGATCGAATAATGTTCCCTTTCTTTGATCTGAACGGAAATGTAACAGGTTTTTCCGGTCGATTTGTGGTTCCTAAAGAAAAGGCAGGTAAGTATCATAATACAGGTGATACTCCAGTTTTTAAAAAGGGTGCGCAAATATTTGGACTATTACAGGCACGTGGGGCCATTGGGCGAATGAATAATGTCTACTTGGTAGAAGGGCAATTTGATGTTCTATCGATGCATGCTTCAGGTGTCGAAAATACAATTGCCGGGTCTGGGACTGCACTTACTCCGGAACAAGTAAAGTTGATATCCAGGTTTACTCAAAATATAACTTTAGTCTATGATCCTGATGATGCTGGATTAAAAGCCTCTCTTAGGAATTGTGAGCTGCTCCTGAAGGCTGGACTAACTGTACAATGTGTTCTCCTACCTTATGGAAAGGATCCTGATAATATAGCTTCTGAAGAAAAAGAAAATACGGCGAAATGGCTGATGAATCGGAGAACAGATTTTGCCAGTTACTTTGCGGATATTTTTGCAAAAGACTTTGAAGATCCGGAATCTAAGGAACAGGCGCTGAATACGATCTGCAATTTAATTGGCTATATTTCTTCAGAGACCTTGCGGTTGAACTATGTGAGGAAGATATCTGCTAAGTTTGAGATTACAACAGAAATTATAGAGCGAAAGATACGTGACGTTGTCCGGAACGTGAAGGATATTCCAAAGATTGAGGAGATGAAACCGGGTGTTTATGGACTTGAACAAATCCACGAAATACGCCGTGAAGGTGAACCATGTGTACTTACACCGGATTTTGATTTGTTTCTGAAATTGTATGGAGATACCCCTGTTATTCTCTTGCATGGAGTTCCATCTGCGACAGATATCCAATCTATACGTCGGGAGTGTGCCTATTTTACAACGGATAGCCAAGGGATTTTCATAAATAGAGATGGGGATGAATCGGACTATCTTTCCGCATTGACAATGCTTTATCGTGCCGGTTTGACAAATATAACATTGACTGTAGCTGCAAAAGACCAAGAGCAGAAAGTAGTAGAGGATGAAGAAGGGTACGATCAGGAAGAGCAGCGAATAGACAAAACTTATACATTCATAAAATACTATGTACATCTGCATGGTTTGTTCCTAGCTTCTTATTTTGGAGAAAGAACACCTTTTATTGAACGTTGTGCTGACTTGATCAGTTATGCTGAAGATTCTGTTCGAGTGGTTAATGCTAAATATTTCTATGATAATCTGTCGCTTAGTAAGACTGACTTTAATGAAATATTAAAGCCCTATTTGGCAAAACGAAAGTCCCGCATGGCCATCAATGCTCAACGTACAGATGACGATGATGAAGATTACGATCCGAATGAACTGCCTGGGTATGTAGACGAAAATTCGGAATACAATGAAATGTATCGTCAATGTGGGTTCTATCCAAAGTTGAACAAAGACGGAGAGCCTGTATGTTATATGTTCCGGCAAGAGAAAGGCGGACATCAACAAATTGCCGATTTCTTTATGACTCCTTTGCTTCATATCTATTCGGATGATAAGGAGGCCAATAAACGAGTTCTTAAAATAAATCGGAGATACTATAAGACTCCACTTTATATTGAGGTTCCGTCTAGGGCACTGCTAAAGAAAGCGACCATTGAAGAAGAACTGATTCAATTGGAGGCTGTAAACTTCACGTCCGGAGAAGAAAAACACTGGACTAAGATACGAGAATATATGTCCCGGCACTTTATCACCTGTTCGGAAATCCTAACCTATGGAAATCAACAAGTCGATGGGGCTTCACGCCGGGAAGATAATATGTTTTTCGCTTTTTCAAATGGGGTGTTCCATGTCGTAGATGAACAGCCACGCTTTGAACCTGTCAATGAGCTTGGTGTCGTGACACATAATAAGAAGAACTATTACCTTCCTGCTTTTTCTACCATATACGCTGGATCCGGACGGCAGTCTGAAAAATATGAGCTTATTTCCCAGTTAGTTTATAAGGATATTCCGGTCGAGAAACAATGTAGCTTTGAAAAATGGGCCTCTTTAATGGATCAGGTGTATAAAATCAATGATAATGGTAAATGGGGGATTCTCTTTGCTATAATGTGCGCATTTCGTAGCAATATACACTGTATCGACCGTTTGTTTACAGCTCCTTTCTTTATGGGGCCTATGTCTTCAGGAAAAACGCAAATAGCAATTTCCATTCGCTCTTTATTCATATCTCCGAAAGTGCCCATTTTTAATCTAAATATTGGTACAGACGCTGCGATGTCTACTTTGATGAGCACCTTCAGAGATGTTCCGGTCGTCTTGGATGAGTATAACAATAAAGATATATCGGATGTTAAGTTTCAGGCGTTGAAAGGAATTGTTTATGATGGAGACGGTAGACAGAAACGAAAAGGTACGTCCGGAAAGGAAATTGAAAATGATAAGGTGTATGCTCCTGTAATTTTGTGCGGGCAGGAAACGCCGCAAAGGGATGATAATGCGCTAATGTCCCGTATTATAGTATGCGAGGTCCCTAAGCCAAGGAATCGTACTCAGGAGGAGGTCGATATGTTTAATCAACTCAAGGATATTGAGGATCCTAACAAGATAGGACTTTCAAATGTGCTTTTAGAGATATTAAAGCTTAGGCCGTTAGTCATGGACCATTTTAGGACGCTCAAGCAGCAAGCCTATGATGAATTGAAAGCCGAACTGAACAATGCCGGTGAGATAGATCGTCTGATGAAAACAGCATCGCTCTTTTTAGCAACATGTAAGCTAATCGAAAGTCATACCAAAATGAATCTACCTTTTTCCTACAAAGAGTTTTTTAAGATAGCTTGTGCCAAGATAAAGTTCCAAGTTGAACTGATTAGTAAGACTGATAAGCTTGCTACTTTCTTTAAAGCAATGGATGTAATGATTGATACAAAGGCAATTATTGAGAATCGAGATTTCACGATTGATACACCTGATAAAATAACTATTAAGACTCCTGGAGGAGAGAAGAAAGAAATAGCATTTCCTGCAGGAACCAAGATCTTATTCTTGCGCTTGAGTACTATTTATACACAGTTCGCTCGGAGCTCCTATAACAACGAGGATTCAACTCAATCTACCATTGAACAGAATCTTAGATCTCATCCGAGTTATATAGGGTGTGTGCATGCACGGCGTTTCAATTGGCATGAAGTTGTAGAGGTTCCTAGGGGAGGATATGAGGACGGAAATACTAATGATACTGTAACTGTTGATAATACTATGGTTCGGAAAGTGGAAAAGAGATTTACTAATTCAAGCTGCATTGCTTTAAACTATGAAATATTTCAGGATTTGTATGATATTGATTTGCGACGTTCAGGTAATGAACTTCCTGCTGAATCTGCTGACGATAATAAGCAACCATTACCATTTTAGTTAGATGTATTTTCTGCCTTATACTCCTCTGCCAGCCCTGCCGGTCGAGGAGTATTCTTTTTATAATAAAGCGTACATTTCAATTTTTAATCAACTCTATCATTTATGAATATCACCTCCAATCCCCCGGACCCCCTAAATTTAAAGAAATACAAAGCAAAGAGAGTGCAATTTTGAAAAGATAATTTTCAAAACATGGCGTCCAACAGTCCAACAGTCCAACAGCCAAAAACTTTTTAAAATGTAAATGCCTGTAGTATAGTAGTATATATCTTATTAAAGTAGTATATATATATCCAACATTGCTGTTGTTCGGTTGGACGTTGTTGGACGTGTTGGATTTACAGTTTTCTACATTCCAACAGAATAAAAAATGACCTGTCCAACAAAATGCCACTTAAAAACCTTATGTTGGATGTGTAGGACGTTGTCCAACAGTCAATCAATGTTATTCTTCTAATATTAAATGGCTGATAATTAGATAACTATTTATTATGTAATAGGGCGTGTTGGACGGTTGGACAGTTGGAAGCAAAAATAAATAAAAGTATTTCAAAAATATTCTTTAACTGAAAAGACTATGATTACGACTAGTATTAATATTGAGCCATATTTGGCTGAATACTTACGTGGAAAGTATAATAATGGTTCTGAAGAAGCATTCAGAATTCCAGACAATACAGACCTTTACCATACAATATGGACATTGATGGCTAAACGACAAAAAAATCAATCTCCTGTTGATAATGGTAATTTGGCGTTTATCCTTCCTGAAAGAAGAATCGGAAAGGATCCTAAAGTTTACAATTTCCTTTCTCCTAACTCTGTACGATTGATAGAGAAAGAAGTACGGCGGATGTTTAACCGTGAACTTCATGCTGCGATGGATGAAAATGATATGAATGGACATCTTTTAAAGAACCTAGATGTTGTGCATCATTTCATGTGCTCGTATTGCATTGATTCTATTTCAGAAGATGCTCTTTTAAAAAACTTCTATAGGTGGAGAGAAAATATACGCAAGAGGAAAACACGTCGAGAATATAAAAAGAGGTTAAAAAATGGGTAAAAAATGACCGACCGAACTATCATTTTTGTCCCCAAATGGCGAAAAAACGTCCGCTGTATGGCGAACTTGTTGAATACTAAATAATTATAAGATTATGAGAGAGTTAACTATTACTTTGAGGGTGAAACCTACAGGGAAAATGAAGAAAGAAGAATATCGTTTTCTTGCTGATCCTTTTTCTTTTACTCCTTCTATTACAGATTCGGTATCTGGCAAATTGTTCGATTGTAGTAAAGACATAACGATTGAAACTCCGGATGTAGATACTCTTCGGGAATTTTCCACTGCTAGGTCTGCTATTATTTATTTGTGTGATTCTTTAGAAAAGAATATTGCAATAGGTACAGATGATATTCCGGCTTTGGTTTCAATTTCTGCAAACTTGAACACTGCAACCTTAAAAATTTCCTGTAAAATGCTCTATTCACCATTTTTGCCTGTATAAACAGTCCTTCATAGCCTTCTTTCGACGAACTATCTTCGCTGAAAAGATGCACTACAATGAATAGGACATTTCTTCGTAACTTACTTATTACATCTAAACTCTTCATCACGGCAGAAGCTTATGCTGCTGCCATGATGGAATGTTTTCCACTCCTGGATCAAAAGAACCCAGTGCCAGGGTCTTTTTTCTTTTTATCGGATCCGCCGACTTATAAAGACCAGGTAGATAAGGCGGTGGCTAAACTTAAAAGAGAAATAGCATGTACTGCAGAACTTAAGAGTGTAAGCCTGACTAATGATTTCTCATCCGAGGAACTGCCTGAAGGCTCAATTGCTTATCATCGTATTTGGGGTACAATTACATCTAATTCATCCTGGTATTTCTCTTCAAAGCAATTTGAGAGGGATTTGATTGCTGCAGAGAGTAACCCTTCAATATCTGTGCATTTCCTTCATATTAACTCCGGTGGTGGTGAAGCTTGGTATTTAGACCGGTTGTCGGAAACAATGCACTCACTAAAGAAACCTGTAGAAGTCTTAGTTGAGCAGTATTGTGCTTCTGCCGGTTACTATATTGCTTGTCATAGTGCGAATGGAATACATGCGCTGACGAAGAATGATCAAATTGGTTGTATTGGTACTATGATCAGCTTTTATGACTTTTCTGCTTACTATGAGAAGTTAGGAATAAAACTAATTCAAGAGAAATCGAGTCTATCTCCACTCAAGAATAAGAAATTTGAAGATTTACGTGCTGGGCACCCGGAACAATATATTAAAGAAGTTCTTGATCCACTTACCGTTCAATTTTTAAATGAAGTAAAATCTTCTCGTCCTAAACTTGCCAATCTCTCTGAAGATGATCCGGTATTCCAAGGTGAAACTTTTGATGCTCAACATTCGATAGATAAGGGGCTAATTGATTCTGTGATGACTCTTCCTGAAGCTATTGCCCACGCAAATTCACGTGGACAGGAATACTTGGATAGCATTTCCCTTCGAAATAAAATAAATCAGTATGTCTAATTTAACAATCAATTAATTATGAACTTTAGAGAAAAATTAGGAAATGTCTTACAACTTCTGAAGCTGTCAGATAAGGCAAAGGCTAAGCAATTAACGTCTGAAGACATTGTAGCAATTGCTATTCGTTATCAGAAAGAATTTCAGGCAAATCTTCGTGAAGATATGGAGGCGGATTCGGTGCAGCAGCAACAGCAAATGTCTCAGGATGAAATGAATCAGTTACAATCGCTTTTGGCCGGTGCTGTGACTCCTCCCGCAATTGCTGATAATGCGGCTGAAAAGGAAGAAAAGCCGCTAATCAGCCTGAAGCTACACCGGAAGGTGTTATCGAGTTAGCCAAGAGCGTAGTAAGGCAAAATGGTGAATTACAGAATTTAGTGAAACAAATGTCTGATCAAACTGCAGCTGATACTCCATCTGCATCGGTAATAACTCCTGTAACTATGAGAATTAATGGACCCGGCACTACTGCAAAACATCTGTTTGGTATTGAAGCTCCTATGTTTGATATGTCGAAACGTTGGAATAAGATTACGGAAAATCCTGATTACTCCTCTACTAATATAGAGGATGGTGAAGAGAAAGCTTTCTTTCAGGAAGTGGCTATTTTCTCAAAATCTCTTGCTCGGCGTTATGAGTATTTGAATAAGAATCATCTGCTCGATCCGGTAAAGCTTGCTGCAGGTGAATTCTCAACGGACCTTTCGGGAGTTGACGATGCCAAAGTCGGTGATCAATACGTAATTCGTCGTCAGGATGCATTAATCGCTCATATACTGAAAAAGCGTGAGCTAACTCAATTCTTCCCGGTGAGATATGGTGTGCAGGATCATGACCTTGTATTCAATACATTCTTTGATGAAGTCTCTCAAGGTTGGCAAGAAGGCGAAGTTTGGAAAGGCGGCATGAAAATCGAAAACGAGATGGGGCATGTTGATGACGCTATGATTAAGATGAAATTCGGTCCAATGAAGAAACTGGAAAGAATGTACATCGGTTATCTCAATAAGGAAGGCTCTGATCCTATCAAGTGGTCTTTGATTGAGTATTGTATTGTCAATACCTTGGAAACAGCACAAGTAGAACAGAATAAACGTCGTGTTCGTGGTGTTTATGTTACTCCGGAAAAGGGGGTTCCGTCTCACTTCTTGAATGCTTCCACGGGTATTATCTACACATTGCTCCGGTATTATCATGAGAATAAAATTTTACTGCATGACGATGAGTCTTATCGTTCATATACAAAGGAAAACATGGTAGATGCAGTGAAGGAGTTCGTGGCTGACATTATTGAAAAATGTACGGAAGATATGGATCTGGATCAGCATGTTATTTATCTGAATAGCTTGCATCAAACTTGGTGGAAGGAAGGTTGTCGAACCAAGTACGGTAAAGACATTGATTTTACTGGTCCTAACAGTTATCTGAATGTTGTTCCTGATACCGATCTTCATATCCGATGGATGCCTTATTTAGGGCAAAGCTGCTTAATGTTCCTTGATATTCCAGGCAATTTGCAGTTCTTGGAATACATTCCAGGAGAGATGATGGCCTTTAAAGCAAAGGATGACATGGAAATGGTAAAATGCTGGTCTACCTGGAAGGAAGGTACAGCTGCCGCCTTCTTGGGACGCCGTTTCAAAACGCGTGCTGAACTTGTTCAAAACAATTTCGAATGGCAGCAAATTTTCATGAATAAGCCTTCCGTTAATGTTGCAGTTGATGCTACTGAAATTGACGCAAAGGATGGCTTTTGGCAAATTACAGGTGAAAATACAAAGGCTACTGTAATCACTGACATCAAAAATGCAAAACCAGGTGTCGGATACCTTATTGAATGTGGCTCCAAAACTAATGCTTCCAAGATTTCCAAAACTGGTAAATTCGAAGATATCACTGCCGCTTATACTCCAACAGAAGAAGGTGATTATATCCTTGTTCTTCTGAACAGTAAGGGGAATTTCCGTGAACTGGAACGCTGTGTCGGTGGTGTACGTACGGTTAATACAGATTTGCAACCAAATCTTCCTGGTGTAAGATAGTTCTTTTCAGTTTTTAATAGGTGTTTGTTTTCAGGGGTGGGAGTTCTGCCCACCCTTTTTTCTTAACTACAAAATTGATGTTTTATGAAAGCTAAAAAAATCAGTAACCCTTATAAAAAAGGGAATCAATATGCATGTAAAATGCAGGTAAAACTCTTTTTATCTCTTGCACTTCTTTTTGCCATTGTTTTTGTTGTTGGTATGTTCCTGGATCCTGATCATTCCATGTTTTGTATGACAGGATTCACAGGAACTTCTCTTGCTTCTATGATGGCCATTGGTAATGTTGAAGATGTTTCTGACAAGAACACACATGGATCTAATATTGCCTATAAGATTTATCTGATAGATGTTCATCAAATCAATCCGGATGTGAAATTTCCGAGGGCCAACGCCAATCGTGAGGTTACTACTCTTCCAATGCTTCCGGGGGAATATATGAAGTATTTTGAAGCGCACGACATTCCAACCTATGTCGGCAATGGGGAAAAAGGTGATATTACAACAAGCGGAACAAATCAGTTTGTCGCGATCATGGGTGGCATGCGGGATCAGCTCTTAAACTTTATAGAGGAACACGCCGGTGGTAAGTTTGTGATATTGTTTAAGGAGATTGGAGAGGACCAATGGTATATATTAGGGGAATATGATAGACCAATGGTCTTGAAGTCTTATGAAGCGAAGAATGATAAAGATGGCCGTTATATAACCTTCACTTTTGAACGTACCTCTGTGACGCAGTATTACAAGTATGTTGGTGATATAGTTAAGGCTCCGGCGGAAGTGCATACAGCGGGAACTAAAGACTTAGCAGTTAAATCAACAAGCAACTCCTATGAGATCCCGAACGGCACTGATGCAACTTATGCAATAGAGACGGTTTCAGGCTTGACGAATAATGATAAAGGCAGGCATATCACTTTAACCGGTACTGGCACGGATAAGGCTGCAACAATAGCAGATGGCGCCACATTTATTTTGGAAGATGGAGTTACCTGGACAGCAAAAGCCGGTTCTTCCATCACATTCCGAATTTTGGATCCAGCCACTCTTATTGAAGTTTCAGGAAGTCGAATTCAAACAGCATAAATTATGTACGGATTTAAAGAGAAAACAAAATACTTTAATGAGTTACGTAATCCGGCGGCTGCCGAAGTGGATTTGCGTCTGCTTCGGGCATCTGCCCCGGTACATCCTAAACTTAAGATGTTTGCCCGTAACCCACAACGTTATGCAGATGATATTCTTTATACATTGTTAGACTTAAAGTCAAAGGATGCTATCCGGATAAATCGTCGTGAAAATGAAAAAGCCAAAGAAGCAAATGGAGCAGAATTACAATCAGGAGGAGATACTCCGGAAGACGCACCTACTGTTTCTCAACAGCTGTTATCTGGCAATTTAGAGGGAAAAGTAGAAGCTTCAGTGCAAGAAGAAAAGAACCCATTTGAGATCGATGCCGAGATTTACGAAAAGCAGGCTGAAACGGAACTGCGTAAGCAGAAAGAGCAAGAGGCGGAGAAATGTGCACCTCAAGCTGCAGAACAAGTTGAAGTCTTGGAACAAGAGAACCAGGAACTGAAAGAAGAACTCGAGGCGGAGCAAGATGCAAGAACAGAAGCTGAAGAACGTGCGGAACAGGCTGAACAAGCCTTAGAGGAAGAGAAAAAAAAAGAACCTACCAAGGTAGCTCCAAAAAGCAAAAGCACGAAGAGTACCCGCAAATCGACTGGGAAAACCTCGAAGACGAAAACGTCCAAATAGCTACGATCCTGTACAATGATCGTGTGCAGACTTGGAAAAAAATGAAGCAGCTCGATGAATTGCTAGATAAGAAACCGACCAGTCGTGCAGTCGTTGACATGGCTGAACTACGAATTCGGAACTTACTGGCATTCTCCGAGCTGCAAACGTACAACGACACTGGAGTATTTCGGTACAAACATCCGCTTATCGTTCATCGGTCTGAAAGAGCTGAATTAGAACGTTTACGAACGTCTGATCCCTTGGAGTTCCTTCGTCGGTATAAGAATTGCTCCGATAATATTCGCAGATACGAATCCTTTCTAAAGCGTCCGGAACGTATAGATAAACGGACGCAAGATAAAGAACATCTTCGCCGGTTTCGTGACCGGGAAGCCTTATTTAAATCAATTCTCGAAGAATCAAAGTAATTATGGAAAAGCTAATAGAAGTATTTAATTTGGGTAGTTTGCCGACTGCCCCGCTGGATTCGTTCTTAGAGCTTCAGGAGGATTTTAAGAAATCGGATCCTGATAAATTATCGAAACTACAGATGCTTATTATCACCCGTGGTTTCAAGTATGCATTTAAAGCCTGGAAGGATCCGGTTCTACACTCTTGGCATGCCAACAAACAGACCGAATTTGCTGTGCAATGGAGATAGATCCACGTTATGTCTCTGCTACTGTATCTCGCTACCGGGCTATGTTTCTGGAGCAACCTGTTCGGCTTATCCGTGGAGGGGAATTGATGAATACTGAAGAAACATTAAAACTCATTGCATGAAAAATGAACTGACACCTACCTCTGATGTAGACCAGATTACTCAAATCGGTGAGGAGTATGTATCCCAGGTGCGCACGTTTGGCGCACTTGGTTACACTCCACAACGCATCTGCAGTCTGCTTGGACTTCGTGGTAAGGAGAAGTTAGCATTGATTGTCCGAATTACTCTCTCTGGAGACGTGTATTATGATGCATATAATAATGGGCGTGCTCTTGGAGAATATAATATTGATGCAGAACTTGCGAAGAAGGCAGAATCTGGAGACATTGATGCGATTAACACTTTGGAAGAACGTAAGAATTTACGTGTTGAATTAGACCTACGAAAACAACTGTTTGGAGTATGACACAATTAGACCACCTTGATAAGATACATCCGGATCTGATTTCAGAGTTCCTGACGACTGGAAGTTGTTCTGGGATTCCGGAGGAAATTCGGCTATTTTTAAAGCAGCTACAATGGGCGGCAGAGATATTTGAATATGAGAGAAATATCACTCGTGCAGCCAAGTTATTACGGCAGAGGATTAATGCTTCTCAACGGATTAATATTGATGAACGGACTTGTAAGGCCCGTATCTATGCTGCCATAAATTACTTTAATATCGATAATAATGTATCTATCAAGGTTTGGGAGTCTAATTATGCAGACAAATACGAGGATTTGGCGAAGTTATGCGCTGTAAGGGGAGATTACAAGACACAGGAGAAATGTTATAATGCGGCCTTGGAATGTCGACGTAGAGCCTCGGAAATAGCCGAAGCGGATCGTGATCTTGGCATTGTCTTTCTTATTTCTCCGAATCTTACTCCTGAAGATCTCGGCTTTCAGAAGAAATCAATCAAGGAGATTGCACGTAAGAACAATGAGGGATTTTATATAAACCTAATTGATTCGCTCCCTATTGAGAAGGCTGATAAAAAACGTTTGTTACGTGATGCTGATATCCAGGAAGCAGAAATTATAGAACCTGAAGAGACGGGAGAATAATATGGGTATAGAACTTTATTCACAATCATCACAATCGCTTAGTGCTGGTGCTGCTACTTTAGATTTGACAGCATCGTTTGAAGAATGCTATCAAAATGCGATGCAGATTAGGGCGAATGTCGTTGACTCAAATGTGCTCATTGTAGAAGCCGGTCGTGCTACGGGTAAAACTGAAGGAGTGATGGGACCACGTATCATTCGTGTTGCAAATGATATGCCTGGAGAACTTTCATTCCTGGTTCATAAAACATACGTGGCTCTAATGACAAACGTGTGGCCTAATATTCAGGCATATTTTTCCAAGCCGGTGGGCGATGGGCGGCGTTCTATGCTTGAATATGGTATTGATTACATCGTGGGGGAAACGAAAATACCTTCCCATTTCCGAAAGCCTCGATATCCGATTGCTTATCCAAAACATAGCATTCTGTTTCGTGATGGCCATCATCTGCAAATGGTGAGTTCTGATCAGCCTGAATCTGTTGCCGGTCGAAGTGGAGTGCATGCCTTCGTGGAGGAAATGAAACACAATAAAGGAGAGAAGTTAAAAACTCGTTTGTTCCCGTCTCTGCGTGGTTCTTCAGCTTCTATCCGTATGTCACATTATTATCAAGGCATAACCGGCGTGTCAGATACTGCTCGTTTGGACTTAGGGGAAGACAATTGGTACGAAGAGTATGAAAATAATGTCAATCAGCAGCTTATTGATGAGATCGCATCAGCTTCTTTATATCTGCATGCAGCCCTATATAAAATATACCGCAATAATATCCGGATGAGAGAGGAAAAGAATCCTGTTATCATTGAAGCCCTTCGTTTGGAAACAGAGAAAGCAAAACGTGTTGTAGCAGCTTGGAAGCCACGCCTTGCGGATATGCGTAGAAATGCGAGCTACTATATCCGTGCTTCTTCTTTTGCGAACAAGGATATACTAGGGCCTAAATTTTTCCGCACACAGCTTGAATCACTTGATCTCGATGAGTTTTTGACTTCTATTTGTGCAATCCGCAAGAAGGAAGTCGTTAATAAATTCTTTGCAAACTATCGGAAAGACAAGCACCAGTTCTCCGATGGCTATCGCTATGAATCAATTTTAAAACTTGATTTGCGTGAACACTTTGTTTTAACTTCCAGGTATCTAAAATATTACGATAAACGTGAACGGATCTTTCTTGGCTACGATCCCGGACACTTTTCCAGTATTGTTGCTGCCCAGGAAAGGGATTATGGGCATGAACTCCGTGTCCTGAAAGAATTTACCTGTTATTATCCGGCAGAACAGCCGGAGCTGGCAAAGCAAATATTTGATTATTTTGGAACTGATGCGATTAATAAACATATTGTGCTTTATCATGACCGGGCAGCCAATAAACGCCGTGAAGACCTTGAAAAAATAACGTCTGATGCTCGTATATTGAAAAGAGAATTAGAAAGTTACGGCTTTACTGTTGAACTTATGAACGAAGGACAATCCACAATCTACCACTGGCAGCAATTTAAGCTTTTATTACTCTTGTTTGGTGAGCGAAGTAATGCATTACCCGTATGTCGGATAGATGAGAATGAATGTCCGAACCTTTGTAGTGCCATTCCACTATCACCTTTAAAGAAAACGGATGGGCGTATTGAACTAGATAAATCTTCTGAAGTTAAAGTGGCACTGAAACACCAGGCAGGGCTTACAACGCAGCTTCCTTCTGCACTTATCTACCTACTTTTCGGGCTATACGGTGATAGAATACAAGGTGAATTAAGTAATATACCGGATGATTTGCCCGAAAATATAGGGATATAATGTACATACTAGAGTAATATAGTTATCCGTAAATCTTATATAATATCACGCTTTTGACATCGTTTTTATATGTAAAATACAGGTTTACAGGTAAAAGACATTTTGAAAACAAAAAAACGAAAAAATGTACGACGAAATTCTCCACGCCCCGCTGAAAAAGCGGTTTGAGGTGCAAAAAAATGCATTTGTCCGGAAATATGACAGTGCCCTCGGTTCGTCCTTTCGAGAGGGGGGTAAAAACGGTAATTTCGAGCATGGAAACGACGATGACAGGCATAAATGCACTGCAATGGGCGAAGGAGATCTCAAAGTTGCCGGATGGGTGCTTCACCATTGCCTTCTTCCCTTACTCTAAGCAGAAAGGGGAGGCTTCCGAAAGGTTGGCAGTGAGGGAGGGGTGCACATTCCGAACGCAACTTCCTGAAGAACGGTTCAGTATTGATGGTGAGAACTTCTTTCTCTTTAATGATGGGAACGGTGATCCCAAAATGTGCTATCGCATACTTATTCGCTACATGGGGTTTCCTCAAGATGGATATAAATTGCATAAAATAGACTGGTTATGAGTGATAGTGTAGAGATGTTGGGAAATTATGGTTACTATGCAGAGAGTGGCAGTGTCATTTCCTTTCAATTAGGTACGAATCCCACGGCAGGGCTGAAGGATCCGGGCTTTGTTAATTCAAATACAATTCTTCCTGCAGACTACAATTGGCAGTCAATTGGAGGGTTTAATGTGTGTGCACGTGGAGCTAATAACATGAAGTGTGAAGAGGTAGAGAACGATATCAAGAAGAACCGTTTATTGCCTCGATTGATAACCAAACAGGTTAATATGCTTTATGGGCTTGGCCCGGCTATATACATCAAAAGCATAAAAGACGGGAAACTCGTTAAGGAGTGGGTGGATTGTCCGGAGATAACAGCCTGGCTTGAATCCTGGAAAGACCGTGGTCTGGAGTCTGATTACAAAGAAGTAGCTAAGGGAAATATCAAGAACTACTATTACTTCCGTGACTACTTTGTGAAATGGCGCATGACGCTTGGTAACCGTATCGGAGAACAACGACCGGTAGCTGGTCTTGAGTTGATGGAAAACAGACGATGTCGGTTGGCTACACAAAAAAAAGATGTTGTTACAGAGTTGATCAATTATAAGGACTTCACTCATATTGCAGTTGGGCGATGGAGTTATGGCGTTTCTAAATATTTGTTTTATCCTCGCCTGGTAATTAATGACATTCGGAATATCAAATGGGCGGCAATATCTCACCATCGCGAAAAATCGGTTAGTGAATTTTATGGCGTAAATGAAACTCATGAAGGGACAAAAGCCTATATCAAAGGCTCAAATGATACTGCTTATTACATAAACTCTTTCTTAAAAAATTCGCTGGCCGCTAAGATTCATATCATTATCCCGAATGCGTGGGTTGAATCAAAGCGTGCACAAATTACAAAAATATGTAATGAGAACATGGAGCGAAAAAGAAAGAACGAATCTCTTCTGACCTATAATGGGATTGAAATCGGAACAACCTATAAAGAATCGTATTTTCTTAAATACCTCAAGCAGGAACTACGCAATATTAGTGAATATCTTTCTGGGGCAGATAATCAGGGAAAAGCTTATGCTACTATCAGCTTTAAATCAGGGGCTAGCGAGGAAGAACGTTGGAAATTTGAGGTCTTAGACCTGAAATATAAAGAGTATATTGATGCTCTTATTACCTATGATAAGCGTGCAGATGAAGTTCTTTTGTCATCGGTTGGATTGGATTCTTCTATCTCGAGCGTTTCTAAAGATGGTGTCATATCAAAATCCGGAGCGGATGTATATTACAATTATTTGATTTACTTGATGTCTCTTACCCCGGATGATGAAATCTGTTCAGAGCCCTTTAATATGGCTATTCAGATCAACTTTCCGGAACTATATAAGCAAGGATTCCGCTTTGGCTTTTATCGTGAGACACCTAGCCGACAAGAAGAAGTAACTCCTAATGAACGACTAAATAAACAGCAATCATGAACCTGAAAGACTTATTTACCGATATTTCCGGATTTGCAGAGTTTGTACCTGGTATCGATGCGAATATAAATTTTGCATTGCTTAATAGCCATGCTGTTACTGCTTATAAACGGATTGCAAATATTGTGAGTGTTCCTGTATATGAAAAAATCATAGAACAGGGGAAGAGCGAAATGTACGATTATCTTCGGACTGCATTGGCTAACCTCGTCATGGCAAATGATACGATTTTCGATGTTCTTCGCAAACGAAAAGCAGCTATTGATATTTACAAGTACGAGCAGGAAGCTATAAGAAGAGCTTATTATGAGAATTACTATAATGCAATGGATTCTCTCATTGCACTTCTTAATCAGTCTGAAAATATGGGATGGGAAGATACCAGGTATTATAAAATGCTTGATAAACTACAGATAAAGACAACCGAAGAGTTCGACCTGTTATACTGCATTGATTTATCATATCTGTTCTTCTTTCGCTGTATCCCAATCCAGGTAGAAGTCCTGGAGGAGAATTTTACTGGTTACCTTGAGCGTGCAAATGAGAAGCCGTCTGTTTTATCATTGATTAACCGAGCACTTGCAAAGAAAGTGGTAGCTGTTGCTTTAACCAGGTTTGATATATTAGAGTTCCCATCCACTATCCGGAATCTTTTTGATGATTCAAAAGCGAGTAGATCCGGAAAGGATGAACAGGAGAGATTGCTTATTTTATCTGTCCAATTACAAGATCAGGCAAACAGTTTGATTAAAGATATCGACTTGTTGTTATCAGATCCACAGAGTAGCGATATTGAGACAGAAACTTCCTTTAATCAACCTGAAGATAAAATACAATTAATGCCATGATCGAGTTTTATGTGCATCATAATAAATTTGCGATCCCCAATGCCTGGGAGGAACTTACTCCGGGACTATTTGAGGGTATCATGGCCGATATGGATCTAGTCATAAAAGGCGAACTTTCACCGGCTATGCTTCAGGTTAAACACATCTGTCGTGCAATGGGCTGGAGCCCGAGGAACTTGGTGCGGACTAAGGAGGAAGATACGCTGTCTAATCTTGCCTGGTTGGGAGAGCAAGTTGATTTTATTTTTCGAATATCATATCCGGATCAGGATGCAGCTCTTCAGGATCTATCTAAGGAAGACTATGTAAAAGCCAAGAAAACACCTCCGGAGAGGTTGAATATATCAATTGCACGTTATCTTTCAAAGTTGGACTATAAGTTCGTGTTAAATGGTTGCTTTTGTGCACAATTGATTCCGTATGTTTCTATTCAGGGACAACTGTTTTCCGGATATACTATTGATACTAGTTTTAGCCAACTGACTTGTTCTCTAACAGCTCTACAATTCATAGAGGCTCGTTCGCTGCTCGGATGTAATCAAAAGATGTTGCCGTTACTTGCTGCTATTTTATACCACCCGGGACTGTATGATTCGGAGTCTGCACACTCCTTGGCTAAATCATTTGAAAAGTTACCTAATGCAACATTGCAGAGTATTGCATTCAATTTTTCATCATTTGTCAACTATCTGTTTACGGCTACACAATTTCGGATCTTGGTTGCGGGTGAGAGTGAAAAGCAAAGTTTAATAACGACCGGTGCACTTGAGTCGCTTTATAATTTGAGTAATGATGGGCTAGGGGATGTTTCAGCGATTGAACAAATGAATATAATCAAGTACTTTACGATTTTACGTAAGAAATTGATAGAAACGATACGGAGTATGAATTTTGCAGAAATACCTGTTGTGGATATCGCTAAAAATACGGGGTTACCAATTTCATTAATAAAACAGATAATATGATTTTTGAGATTCTCAAATATTACGCTCAATTCCCGAATCATAGTAAGGTGATTGAGCTCTTTTCAAAGGGACGAAGTGAACTTCCTGAATACGTCGCAATCCAGGAGGAAATTAAAAATTTGTCTAACTCTTCCCGGATCCGAGGATTAGACTACTATATTTTTGGGCAGAGTTTCGATTCGGTAAAACAGAATGTTGATCGTATTCTCTCCGGAACCTATTTGTTTGTGGAGATTGGTGATATTATGTCTAAACGTGATCAGAAGAATAGCATTCAGGATGAAGTGCAAATGGCCGTTACAATCGCTGCAAAATCTGCCGAAATGGACTTGATAGAGGAAGCGATACAATCACAGCGTACACTCGCCATGCTGCAACAGCTACGAGTGGAGATGACCTCTGATCAGGTTAGTACCCCTTGGCTAAAAGAGTTGTCCGGGTCATGCCAGATTCGCCCATTTGTAGCAAAAGAATTTGCCTCTATTGGCTGGACGATGATGTTCGAAAGGGAAGGAAGCGATTTATTTGATATAAAGCGTCTGATTAATCGTAAAGTATAAGATCTGTAAATATTGATAAGATGAAACGTGATACAAAAGAAGCTATTCAATATGGTAGTGCTATTGGCATGCTAGTATTAGGTTCTGCTTTAGCTGTAGCAGGATTTGTCATGTCTCACGGCGAGATACATGATAGTGTGTTGTGGCTCTTTGCTCAATGTCTGCTTTATGCCGGGGCTGTGTTTGGAGTCTCCGTTTACATAACGGACCGGTTTAATAGGCTTGAAAACAAGTTATTCAATAAAAAGGAGGAGGAAACAAAATGAAGGAAATTGATGCTATTGTCATTCATTGTTCGGCCACACGTGCCGGACAGGATTTACGTGCAAAGGATATAGACCGGATGCACAAGCAAAGAGGCTTTAGCCAGATCGGTTATAACTTTGTCATTGACCTGGATGGCATGGTAGAGAATGGACGTCCGCTTTCCATTGACGGTGCGCATTGCAACACGAAAGGTTTTTCTATTACATCGTATAATAAACATTCCGTTGGTGTGTGTTATATTGGCGGACTGGATGCAAACGGGAAACCTGCTGATACACGGACGCCCGCTCAAAGAGCTAGTTTGCGTGAGCTGGTAGCAAAGCTATGCAAGGAATATCCCATCGTGGAGGTTCTTGGACATCGTGATACTTCGCCCGATTTGGATGGCAGCGGGGAGGTAGAGCCTAGAGAATATATTAAGGCATGTCCTTGTTTCGATGTACGTTCCGAGTTTACCAACTTCTTGCGTAATACAGTAGTTCGACCATGAAACGGCTGATTTATATTATCATGTTGTTAACGTTAGCAACATGCTTTATATCCTGCCGGACTCAATATATCCCGGTTGAGTCCGTTCGTGTTGAATACAAAACACGCGATAGTATCCGTTATGACAGCATTTATCAACGTGATAGTATTTATACGCTCGTAAAGGGTGATACAGTCTATCAGTATAGGTACAAGTATCTGTATCGCTACCTAACAACAAATCGTACCGATACGATTCTTAAAAATGATTCTATTCGTGTACCTTATCCGGTTGAAAAGAAGTTGAACCGATGGCAAAGTCTAAAGATGGAGCTAGGCGGATGGGCTTTCGGGTTCGTTATTGCTTTTCTTTTGGTAATAATAGGGCGAATAGTATATAGGTCTAAAAAGAAATAGTACCTTTGTTCCCGAAATCATCAATTTCAATCCGCGACGGCGGATTTTGCCCCGGCTAAGTGTAGTCGAGGCTTTTTTATTATATAAACTTTAAAACTCAAATAAATGGAAAATAACTACGATTACGACTCCGTTCAAGAGTTACTAACATGGGCAAAGGAAACTTTGAAAAACAAGACCTATCCGCAGGGTGAATTTCAAATTAATAAAGCGACAAAGGTGTTAGATTGCGGCTCTTATTTATCATCTATGATACAGATGATTTCGAGAAATTGGGAAAATCCGACTTTTTATCCCACTATTAACCAACTAAGAGAATTTAGAATACAAATAGAAAAGGTAGCCGAATGAGCTACCTTTTCTATTTGTATAGTGTTATAATTAGGTTACCTTTTCATATTACTTTAATCCTTTTTTAGCTCAAGCTAAAAATAGGAACAACGCTTCAGAATCTGCCTTTCTTGACAGATGATCAAAAAATATACTTTAAACTTAGAACGAAAAAACTTAGTAGATAATGAATAATAGAAATTACTTATTGCAGGATGGCGGCACAATAACCGCCACCTGCGCTGCAGATTTTGTAACCAAACTTCGGGAAGGTAGTCGTTTTGATTCTGAATGTACCGATCAGGAATATATGTTCAACTTTGCCGATCGATATCGCGACCAAACAGGAAACGTTATTCGTGCTGATTCTCCGGAGAACTTTATTGAAGATTTAATAGCTTTTGGGTATGTAACTGTTAAATAATGAATTTGATAAAGAAATTGTTATCGAAAGTTTTGTTTGTGATAATAATTTCTTTATCTTTGTGATGTCAAACAAAAGAGCTCTTTGAATGACTGATGAAGAAGCGCTAAAAGCGCGGGTAGATGAGTTAATTGAAAATCTTAACTACTACCTCCGAAATTATAACCGACTCATTGGAATTGGTTATAGAAAATCGGTACTCGACGCAGAAATAGAGAATCTCAAGCTTGAGATTCAGAGGTTATCTGCTCGGTAGAAAAAGAGTTCCCCACTCGACGGGGTGGGGAACTCATCTTCTTCATTATTTTGTTTTATCTAAAATTTATGTAAGATGGGAGTAAAAGAAGATTTTTTCAGATTAAAAACAGCATGCCTCGAGGCTAAAGGTTCTGATCGTGAAAAAGCGGAACAAGAGATGGATCGTTTCTTTGATTCGTTACGACCGGAAGACCAACAGGAACTGCAGGCGGCTATTGATGAAGATTTTGTTCGGATTCACCAAGTGGTTGATGATGCTAAAAAGATGAAAAAACAGATTGAAGTGCGAAAGATCTTATCTGAAGTACTTCCATTCATCTCTGTCTCTGAATTTGCTAAGCAATATTTTGATAAATCAGCTTCTTGGTTGCATCAACGCATTAATGGAAATGAGGTGCATGGGAAGGTAGCAACTTTCACAGAAAAGGAATTGAAAATTTTATCTGATGCATTGAAAGATGTTGCCGATAAATTGAATAATGCAGCTTCTGCATTATCTTGATAAAAAAGTCAAAATATTTTTGGGCTGTTTCGTTTTTCTTGACTATCTTTGTTTTTGCCAAGTAAAAACCATATTTCAACTCCTCATATCGTGTAATCCGTAAAATCGGATTCCGGGTGGTTCCGGTTGGCGCACGATATGAGGAGTTGATTTTTATAATAGTAATAACATAAAATAGGTACGATTATGGAAAATGAAAAAAAGGATCCTCGTTTGTCTGATGAAGTAGTAAAACTACAAAAACATCGAATTATGTTGTGGTGTGCTATAATAATTATCACTTTTTTTCTTATAGTTCAGTTTTCTGTTGCAAATTGTGAGAATAAAGTTTTAGCTGACCAGTTTACATTTGCATCTACGATATCATCTATAATTTTATCGGTTATTGCTATTATAATGTCTGTAGTATCTGGTGAGTCGATAAATAATCTTCTGCATAAATTTAGAGATGTACATGATGAAATAAGTGATGTACCAGGTAAGATTGATTCCTCAATGACAGAAAATGGATGATTCATCTGGCAAGTTCAAAGAGGTCTATAGCAATTTGAAAGATATTCCTCAACAAATAGAAAAAAACACAGAAATAATGAAAGATGTTTCTAGAGATGTCAATGAATCTATAAGTCACCTGTCAGAGTTATTGTCTGATATTCAGGGTAAAACGGATAAATTGGATTCAATAGAAATGAGTATTAAGATGATGAAGGATCAATTTTTTAACGCTGTTCCTAGGGATAATGAGTTTTCAAAAGATTTAGGGCTTACAGAAAAACAAGCGGAACAGATAATAACTACAGGTTCTCTTTCTGGAGGATTAATGTTGTATGCTATTAAGTTGGCAAAGGATAATAAGAAACTTCTATCATTATCAAACCTTGCTTCTGCTTTGAAAATTGCAGGAACTTATGATTATTTTTACGGATACTATGTGGCAATGACAGCTATTGGCATGGTAACTTGCAAATTAGATCCAAATAATATGCTCAAAGTACAAGAATATGATAAAAGTCTAAATACATTACAAGAGAAATTAACACAACGAGTGGCGAATGATCCTGATTTTGAAAATCAATTTAAATTGGTTGATGAATTTATAGATAAATCTCCTTCTGTAACTGTAGCAACTGTAAAGTAAGGTTCTCTGCAGGATAGATTATAATTGTTGTGAAAAATTAATTATAAAAGAACTGTGTGAATGTTTAATATAAAAATCCGTAGCAACTTTTAATATGAAAAAAAATAAAATTATGAAATCCGGTAAAAACAATACTGGTTTTAAAATAGAGTGGCGGGATCTACTTATTTGTTCCTTGCTTTGTGCTTTTTTCTTGATTATATTATCTTCAGTTATATTATTTATTTGGGTATTTACACCTCAAAGCGTATCGGAAGACATTACTGATTGGGGAAACTACTCAATGTGCGTGGGGGCACTCTTTACCTTTGTTTCACTTGTGCTTGTTTATTTTACATATAGAGAACAATCGGAAGCATATAGAAAACAATCAGAAGTAAATCAGCAACAGTTGGATAAAATTCAACAGCAATTTGAACTTAGCCAAAAAGAGGCTCAAATTTCTAACAAAATGTTTTTTGATTCTACATTCTTTAATTTACTTAATGTTCAAAGGCAGATTCATTTGGAGTGTGTTTCTGATAAATATAATGAAAAAGGATGGGAAAATGGTGTTTTCTGTAAGATCAAAGAAAATATAAAGAAACAATATCAAAAATGGAAGCATACATATACAGTGGCTGATGATGCAAGAAATATTATTATAGAAATATATGAGGCATCAACTGATTTCTCAATGAGAACATCACCGAATGAAATTCCTAGTAGGTATGTAGAAAATGATATAATGTATTACTTTCGTAATTTATACCAAATAATATGCCATGTACATAGGAGCTTTTTAAATGAAAAAGAGAAGCAGAAGTACATAAATATAATTCAAGCTCAAATGAGTGATGAGGAATTATTAGTAATGCTTTTTAATGTTATCCATTATACATCCCAAAATGGCAATAAAGAATATTTGGAAATATTAGATGACTATGGCTTTTTTGAGAATTTAAGGTCTCCTTATGATGATAAGGATATGCAAGATCTTGTATTTCCGATAAAATTATTGTTTAAAAAGACTACATTTAAACATATCAATAGCGGAGGGTAAATTCTAGAAAAAATATTTAATATTTTATATGGATGCTATTTGTTGTATTTGTCTTTAGATGGTATAAAAATGAAAAATAGAATTATAAATATGTGATAATATGGGAAATAATAACATAAACCAAATAGTGCAACTACTAAAAAAACAGGATTTAGCCTTATATCCGCTGGAGGATGTTTTATCATTGTTTAGAACAATAGGTTCTTTTCCTATAATTGTTACTACACTTCATTTAGGAAGGATTATCGTCCGAGGACAGAATTATGATTCTACAGCTGACTATACTATTCCTTCAAGGCATAGTTATAAACCTGAAAAGTTGAATACAACATATCAGAGAGCTAGTACTCCATTACAAACAATGTTTTACGGAAGTATTACAGATGAAGATATAGAAAAGACTGCAATAGATGATAACATACCACTAGCACGGCATATTATAATGACAGAAATAGGAAAGACTGTAAAAGAAGATGCAGATAAGGAAACTGTTGTATTTAGTTCATGGGTTGTTCTTGAAGATATAAATTTAGTTTCTGTCATACAAAGTGATGCCTATAAAACCCCATCCAAGTCAATTCTGAATTTGCAAAGAGATTTTAAAGCAAAGTTTGGCAATTTACCAGAGATGGATTTTATTAATTTTGTAGCTTCGGAATTTTCTAAGGAGGATGCTTCTTCAGAAGAAGACTATAAATATTTAATTTCAGCTTGGTTTTCTAAGGTTTGTTGTGATTTGGGATATGATGGAGTTGCATATCCTAGTGTAAGGGCGGGTGGATCAGGTCTAAACGTTGCGATAAAGCCGGAGGCTGTTGATAAGAAAATGAAGTTGATAAGAGCTGATGAAGTTGATATTGTAAGAGAAGATATGTCTGTTTCAGAAGTAGCGCGAAGAAATATAATAGAGGATAAATCTTGAAAACAAAGAAATTTTAGAAAAATGGAATGGATTTTTTTTACTCCGCTTTTTTTGTTTCCTTGTTTCTCAAATCTTACCTTTGCGGGATTACTTCAAAAAACACACAAGATGAAGAAGACCGTTTTTATCATGCTGTTCATGTTAGCAGCATTGAAAGGTTACTCGCAAGACCCTTGGAATCCAATCCGTACTTATTGCGAAATAGTGGGAACCGGTAACTTGACTGGTACGAAAGTAAAGATCGAGATTGATTTTGGGCAGGCACAAAAGTACTGGTCGAAACATTCTGATAACTTCCTGGTAGATGCTGATGGCAAGGAAATCAAATTTAATTCTATGGTTGACGCTTTGAATTACATGGCGCGATTTGGATGGAAGTTTGAGCAGGCCTATGGCATCACTGAAAATTCAGCCATGTCAAAGAACAATGTTTATCACTATCTATTAAGCAGGGAACTTAGAGGAGATGAGAATGTCAACTCTGGTATTTATATAAAGGGAGATCATGAGAGTGAGCGACCAAAGGATGAAGCTCCGAAGGAAAAACCTACTAAAAAGAAACGAGAAATAGGAGATGATATTTATTAGTTTGTTTTTTATTTTGCATTTTCAAATAAAATCCTCATATTTGCAGTGCTAAACATCAGTAAGGTGTATCTTACTTCGCAGAGCGCGGTTAATGCTCAACATTTTGTATGGGCTTTTTTTATGCCTAAATGTAAAATATTGGCGGCTGCCTTCCCTTGTAGATTTTTGCTCTTCGGAGTGGATACTACTGATGTTTAGCGACACGGGAAATGGCAGCCGTTTTTCTGCCTATATGCTAAACATCAGTAGTTATGAAAACTCAAACCCTTAACACGCCAGTCGTGTCTGCTCCCGACATCAATGTCGCTGGCAATGTCAAAGCTCTAACAGAGCAAGTTAATAATTTGCAAAGCCGTTATTATAGTGTTTTAGCACCGGATTGTGAAGTACGTACTACTTCTGACCGTTGGTATTTCCGAGCAATTGGATTTACTTGTTTCGGTCTGATTTTCTTTCCTCTCTTATTGGTGGCTGCTTATTGTGTTTATCAGGCAAAGAAGAGCCAGAAAGGAGGTGAGATATGAGCGAGAAAGGAAAAACTGTATTTGTCTCGGATGAGGTGCTTAAACTTCTGCGTATGCAATCAGAAGTTATATTGTCTCAAGCGAAGATGCTCGAGGAAAGTATTAAAATCCCTCCCTTCTCGGTGATAAAAGATGGGAAAGTAATAAAGAAAGGAAAAATAGCATGAAAGACCAAGAAGCAAACGTTACGAATGTTAGTGTTTATATTGCTGCTCTGCAGGCTACTTTTAAGCCAGCGTGGGACGCTCGGCATACAACACACTGGTTTACGACCGATGAAGTTTATCAATCTATAAAGAAACTGGATCCGGCGGCCAATATATTGAAAGAGGATATATTTAAAGCTATGACGGACGCTGGCTTCAAGTTCCAAAACCGCCCCGGAGCATCGGGATGTGATTTTCGGTGGATGCTTGAACTAAAGAATAATAAATAATCAAGTTCCGGAGAGTGAAGCTGTTCCTCTCCGGTTTTTTTTGTCCTTTAGCTTCCTTCTTTCCCTTAGTACATTCGCTAAAAATAATAGCGAATATGATTTCAGAAGATTTAGTCAAACAGCGATTTGTGCATGATACAATTTCTCAAGGTATCAATCTCATTTATCAGACTCAAGAGAATGTCGTCCGTACTTACCTGAATACCCGTTCAGGCCGACTGTTGTCAAACCTGCAACGTAGACCGTTCACTATTCAGGAGTCCGAAGGTAAACAAGAATACTTTATTCGTATTTTTCCGTATCTCCGTTATCTTGATATTCGATATCGACGGGAAGACGACCGAATCTCACGCCATATCCGTAGCAACCTGGCTTTGTACAATCGAACGGTATGGGGAGTTCTTTATCATGAGACTTTCCCTGAATTGCGTTATGGCTACAATGAAGCTATCAGAAATACGATTCGTGAGCAATTAGAACAAGCATTAATCTACGAACAATCTCAAAATTGGTAATATGGGAAAGAAGCATTTGTCGGAAGACGAAATCAAGTATATTGTATCTGCTGAATCTAGTCAGGCCCAGCGGGATATTCATGAACTGACCAAAGTTACAAAGCTGCTCAATAAGGAAGAGAAAGCACGTCGCACTGCGATGATCGAACTTGAAGCGCAAGGCAAAAAGAATACTAAGGAGTATCAGAATCTGGAGAAAGAGGCCAAATCTCTTTCTAAACAGATTACTGATAATAATAAGAAAATAGGAACACTAACCAGGTCTCTGGATGTCAATGCCATGACCGGACGGCAATTAAAGAAAGTAGCTAAGGAGTTAGCTGCTACACTTGATGATATGTCAGAATCTGCGGATCCGGAAGAATATGCAAAACTTAGTAAGAGGCTGGGAGAGGTACGCAATCGGATAACAGAATTGAAAGGATCCGGAAAGAATATCAAAGCTGAATTCGGGACGATGGAATCTGCAATGGGGAAGCTAAAAGCCATTGCAGTGGCATTTATTACAGTGAAGTTGGCAGGGTATTTAAAAGATATAGCTCAAAATGCATACTCAACCCGGAAAGAGTTTGCCAAGTATGAAGCCGTGCTCCGGAATACTTTGCAGTCGCAGGAGAAAGCTGCTGCAGCAATGAAGATGCTCCAGCAATTAGCTGCAGATACGCCGGGTTCTCTACAGGAATGGACGGAAGCTTACATCAAACTTATTAATAGGGGTGTTAAGCCTACTACTTCAGAGTTGACCAATATGGGTGACTTGGCAGCATCACAGGGCAAAAGTGTGGATCAGCTTATTGAGGCCATATTGGATGCTATGACTGGAGAAAATGAGCGTTTGAAAGAATTTGGTATCAAGGCAAGTAAGAGCGGGAATACTGTGAAGTACACTTTCCGAGGGGTTACTACTGAAGTGCAGAACACTGAAGAAGCGATAAAGAGTTATCTGCTAAGTTTAGGGAAATTGGATGGCATTTCCGGATCGATGGCTGTTCAAATGAAAGAACTTGAGGGACTGGAGTCTAATTTTAAAGATACTTTAGACAACCTATGGAATAAAATAGGTAAGCGCATGGAACGTTTTTTCAAGAAGGGGCTATCCTGGGCTGCTGATTTTGTTTCAGATATAACAAAGGTCATGGAACCTTTATCGGATACTTTTGAGGATCAAATGGAAAAGGTGGTCAATTTGGAAAGACAGCTTCCGGGTATGGCAACTCGATATGATGAACTTGCTGGTAAGGTTAGCCGTAATGCTGAAGAACAGAAGGAACTGAATTCTTTAATTGAGCGCATTTCCAATATTGTTCCTTCTGCTGTTTCTGAATGGGATCAATACGGTAACGTTATTTCTATCAATACTCAAAAGGTTTATGATTATCTCGCTGCAGAGAAAGCCCGATTGAATTTTGTTCATCGGGAGGAAATTAAGAGTCTTAGAGCGAAGAAGGAAGAGGCGAAAGCCGAAATGGAATCTTTGATATCGCAAAATAAAAGAGGCAAAGTTTGGTCCGGTGGTACGGGATATGGCAATACTAAAGACCAGGGAATGCGTGATATGAGTGATGCGGAGCTAGCTGCTAATGCGGAGAGGATTGCTGAACTTAGAGAAGAACTGACCGGTATTACAGCTCAACTTGATAAAATTTCAGGTGATGGCATAGACAAAATCGTTAAGAATCGAATAAAGGCTCAAGATGACGCTACAGAAGCGCAGAAACGATTCAACAACATGAATAAGTCTATGTTGTCGGCGTGGTTGAAGGATGAGAAAAATGCAGCGGATCAATACCGGGAAATAGCACAGGAAATCTATGATAAGCGTTTCCCAACAACTCCTCAAGAAAAAGATAAATCGGATCCAAATGCTGTCGCACTCAAGAATCAGGAGTCAAATCATGAGGCGGAAATAAATCAGATCCGGTTAGTCGGAAGAGAAAAGCAACAAGCGGGAGAAGATATAAATCTGGCCATTCTGAAGTCGGATCAGGATTACTATAATAAACGGATTAAGTTACTCGAGCAATTCAAAGCAAGTGCTACAAAGTCAGCAAAAAAATCTGATTACCAAAAGCAAATCGTAGATGCAAAGTCTAAACTGATTGATACGGAGGAAGCGATGGAAAAGCAAAAGATTTCTGCTCTGAATAAATTGCGTCAGGAAGATTTGGAAAAAGAGAAAACGGTAACTGCAGAGCAGAAAATGTTCCTCACTAATGAACTTGCGGCCAAACATATTACTCGTGAACAGTATGAGATGCTAACGCTCTCTTTGACTTCTTCGAGTGCAGAAACAAGATTAGCTATTGAACAGCGGTATTTGAATGATGTCAATGACCTTGAATTAAAGAATGGGAAACTGAAATCTGATGCTGTAAAACAGGCTAATGCTGCAGTTTTATCAGCCGATCAGGACGCTGCCAATGCCCGTGCTACCATCCAAACCAAAATGAATGATCTGACTAAAGATTTTAAAAGTCAGTTTAAACTCACTACGGTTGGGGAGGATTTGCAGGCGCAAATGAAAGTATTGGATGCAACTTACCAGGCACGAAAACAACTTGCCGAGAAAGAGCATTTGGATACAAAAGAATTAGATACTGCTTATCAGAAGGCTAAGGAACAATTAGTGCAGGATAGTGAGAACCGTATCAATCAGATCCGCAATCAATATGGGCTGTTAAATCAACAACAACAATATGATTTGCAGCTGCAACAGTTGCAGCAATACCTGGATAATGAGACGCTCACCCAAGAGGAACATGAGAAGGCCGTTCAGAACCTGAAACGTGATTCATTTAAAAAGCAGTTCGATTACTACTTAGACTTATTCTCCGGAGCTGTACAAGCACTTCAGCAAGCCGAAATGGATAATGTGGATGCTAAGTATGATGCCGAAATCGAAGCGGCGCAGGGAAATGCCGAAGAGGTTGAACGCCTAGAGAAGGAAAAGGCGCAGAAGAAACTGGATATTGAGAAGAAATACGCAGATGTCAACTTTGCCATCAAAGCGTCTCAAATTATAGCTGATACAGCCGTTGCGATAATGAAAGCCATTGCCGATTTAGGCCCGATTGCCGGTCCTATAGCTGCTGCGCTTATGGGTATAACAGGTATTGCTCAACTTGCTTCTGCCAATGCGGAACGGCAAAAGGTTAAGAACATGACTCTTTCCGGTGGAAGTAGTTCTTCAAAAGGATCCGGACAACGTGTTGCGAGTGGTCGTGAGTCTGGTGGTAAGATCGATGTTCGCCGGGCTCAAGATGACAAGTTATTTAAAGGTGCTGATTATAATCCGGATGCCCGTGGGTTTATTGATAAACCAACCGTAATTGTAGGCGAAGGACCGGCAGGCCAGTCAAAAGAGTGGGTAGCTAGCAATGCGGCTGTTGATAATCCTACGGTTGGGCCTATTCTTGACATGATTGATAAATCGCAGCAAGCCGGTACCATCCGAACACTTGACTTGAACCAGGTTATACGGTCAAAAATGGCAGGCTTTTCTTCAGGTGGAAGTATTTCACAGCCTATTCTCTCATCCGGAACTCCCAAAGATGACGGAAGCGGTGCAGCAACATTACCTCCGGAATTGATGGAAAAGTTTGCTCATGCTATAATTGGTATCAATGAGAACGGGGTAAAGTCTTCCGTCGTACTGACAGATTTAGAAAGGAAGCAGGAACTCCGGGAGCGTAGTCGTCAAATCGGATCAAAATGATAAAATATGAAAATCACGAATTCAAAAACTGGTAAATCTTATCAGCTCATTCCTGGTACGCAGCTTGAGGTTGAACGTCCTAATTTGTTTTTTAATGAATGGGGGGAACAAACATTGCCTGTTGATATACCTAGCTCGGATTATAACGAAGAAGCTTTAGGATATCCTGATATAACTAGTGTTCGTAAGCTTCCGGATGATATACAGGCTACTATCTCGTCTGGCGAGTATTTCTCGGCATGCAGGCAAGCAATACTGAAAGTCAAACGTAAAAAGACAATTTCGACTTCTTTTTATTTAAATGAAGGTTCATTCCTGGCACAAATATCTAAGGCTTCATTAAGAGAGATGTTTGGTGAAGAGACAATACCTGGAGTGAAAACGGTTCAGCAGGGAATTGATTTCTGCAGGTCTTTAGTAGCGAATGAGAATACTCAATTCGCAATTTTTCCTGTATTCGTTGATTTCGATAATAGTCGTCGTTATATCAACCAGATGGAGTTTATGAATGCATCAGGTGGTATTACAGGATATACGACCGGAAAACTTGATTTCTATAATTCTTACTCAAGGATAGAAGAGGTGGATGGTATTAGTGTCAAACTGGATCCAGGCTATTATATGACTCCATTTCTTCGTGCTCCCTATCTCTTGAGACGTATATTCTCGTATTTCGGTTATACGTTGCTAGAAAACTTCTTTGATGTGACAGAGCCTTTTAAAAGCATGGTTTTTATCAATAATACAATTGATTCACTTGTAAATGGTTCTATACTGCTTTCCCACCTTGTGCCTGACTGCATGTGTAATACGATCCTGGATGTTTTTAGAAAGAAATTTCTATGTGAGTTTATTCCGGATGAAGTTAATAGGACTGTTTCCATTGAGTTTTTTGATGATATAGCTAAGATGAAAGCAGAAACGGATCTTACTAACTGTTTGACTTCTCCACTTGAATTTGATATTCCAACATATCAAAAAGTAGTTCTATCTTCAGAGACTATGCTTGCGGATGGGGACACTTATGATTCGACCGCCGCCATAAAAGCTAAGTATCCTAATGCATATTGGGCTCCGATGTCGGGATCTTATTATCGTGTAGGATATTCGGACTATTCCATGCAAACACAAAAAATATCTTCTGCTACGATTCCTTACATGGCAGGCGGGACATTGAAAGAGAAAAAGATCACCTGTCCGGATGCTATGTTTTATCTGTTGCATGAGTCGCGAGATTCTGGTAATTCTTCTGCCGCTAGAGATAATCGTACTTTAGTCTATCTGCCTTTTATTGGAGATGGCCGATCTTTGAACTCTACTTTAATAGTCAATAGTTCCTCTGATGATGAAGGGGACGATAATAATCAGGAGGAAGAAATTGCCTCTAATAAGGATCAGGCCCCTATGCTGTCTCTGGTTTATAAATATACTGATGGATATTGCATTGGGACAAATACCAATTATACCTATAATAACGTAAGATTTGCAGATTACTCTTTGCTGTATAATGGACCTGATGGCATCTTTGAAAGGTTCTATCGTACTTATGACAATTTATTACGTAATTCAATGCATCCGGTTAAGGGAGATATATTACTTTCTGACCACCAAAAAATGAATATTCCAGCTCATCGGAAGGTGATAATAGATGGGCAGGAGCTATTTATTGATAAACTTAAATATTCCATAGGAGGGAATAATGAACCTATCGAATCAAGTTTCTATACGACTCGATTGTACGAGCCTGTACAAACTGCACCAGCGGAAGATTCTCGCTTCCCTCTTCCTCTGGATGCAAATTGCTGGAGCATTGACAGGAACTCTTATGAAATATCAGAATCGGACTATAATGCGGAACTAGTTAAGTTTGGGGATACTAGAGGAACAAATAAACTGCCGTATATTTATCCTCCATTTCCTACGAAAGAACAAGTCGCAGCGGGTGGATATTATTATGAGCGATCTTTTGCTCATTATCAGGATGGCAGAGATAATAAGCGACGATACTATCGTGTCGTGGCTAGACTTCGCCCTATTAAGACTCCTTATTGATGTAATTATTGTCCTTTAGTCTGATAGATGCTTGAGCTAATTTTACGGTAAAAAAGAAGAGTTATGACTATTCTCCAACAACCTGATCCACTATCATTAAGTGGAAATATCAAGGAATTCCGCATTGGAACTACAGACATAATTTCTTTTAGGCTCTTACAGGGAGATGAAGAGATTGTGGCTCGGAGTTACGAACCGGGTGCGGATGGTGTCGTTATTATTAATATCAAGGATATCATCCATGCCCGGTTGTCTTTCTTGTTCAATAATACTTCAATGGTATATGAGCAGAAGACAATTGTTTCTACTTTTAGAGTACTACTTTCCGATACTGAAGTGGTGTTTACTGCTATCCGTTGCGGAGTCGATATGCTTGCTGATACTCCAGCCAACTTTCTTCTTCAGAACTTTCTGACCTGGCAACCGAATGTAAAGCCAGTCACATATTACTCTCCTGAATTTCTGACGTATTATGCCGTCCAGGAATGTAGGGTAAAACTTCATGCCTATTTTACTGATGAGTCAGCTACAATCGTTTCGCAGAGCGATTTGGTATTAGCTGATCTTACAAAAGGGAAAGCTTATACAATTCCTTTGCAATATGCTTCTGTTGTAGGAAAGCTAGGTGATAAAATGCCGGCTTATTATGATGTTTGGGTTGAAGATGCGGAAGGGATACGGCTGTCGTATGTACAGCGGTATTATGCTTCAGATATGAAATCAGAAACCGAGCAATGGGTATTATTTGAGAATTCACTTGGTGGCATTGATACGTTTCGTGCGTATGGTTCTACGGCTTTCACTGGAGAACATACGCATAATATTGCGGAGATCGATGATATATCTCTTGAATACCGTGTTGATACTGCCCGTAAATTTCAAAAGGATACGGGATATTTGAATAAGAAAGAACGTACCTGGTTGCTTGACTTTTTCCCGTCTTTGAAGAAGTATTTATATACAGGAGCCTATATCCGTTCAATTATTGTTGTAGAAAGTAATGTGACTTATACAGATAAGGAGTTACCAAGCAACTATACTTTTACTTATAAATTCGCTGATGCCAAACCTTTCCTGAACCTGCAAAGGTCAGATACTCCAACAGATGCACTTGAAATTGTTGTGCCTGAAGTTGGTTCTTTTACAGTGCCCCCTCGACTTATTGAATTCCCTCGCCTACCACTGTCCGAGGGGGCATTATTTCCTGTTCAAGACCCTTATTCAGAAGGCTGGAGTGTGACGACTACCGGTTCTGTCAGTGACTATATAATCAATCGTGTTTCAGAAAATTATGATGGAGGAGGGGGCGTTGGTCATCAACATAATAACATTGATTTATTACAGTTGCTATCTTATGCGACAGAGTATTTGTTAGTCTCAGGGAAAAGAATCAAAGCTGGTTATGCGGATAAGGCTAAATTAGCAGAGGATTTGGCTATAGATAGCACTGTGTATGATAAATTATTATCCAAAGTTAATCCTGATAAAGCAGCGGAACTAATAACTTTTTTAAAAGGACTAATATCTGAAGAGCTAATTGAAGCTAATAACGGCTTGGTTGTTCGTAAGACAGAAGCTGTAGAACCTATGCTGATGTCTTTATTATCAGAAGAGTTCGAGGATGGTATTGTAGAAGAGAACGAAGATGTATTTATTGAGGAAATGCATATTGCTACAAGTGGTGCGGTAACATTAGGTGAACTTGATAACGTAACTGACGAAGCAGATAAGATATCAGATACGGACGATTTGCTTGTACGTCTTGCCGGAGCTTCTGGTTGGACAATTAATACCACTTTATTCTCTCAAGTCTCACAACTCATGTCGAAAGTCTTTCCGTTTACTATGACACTATCAGGAGGTGGAACTTATGAGAAAGGTAGTTCACTGACTATAAATCTTTCATGGACTTATGATCGGGATATTGAATCACAATCAATCAACAATGAATCACTGTTAATCGGAATCAGGGCAAAGCAATACGTAAATGTTGCTACGGATACAACTTATACTCTGAAAGCGATACAGGGCGGACAGGCATATACAAAGTCCGTATCAGCCCAATTTAAGGTGAAGAAGTATTACGGTGTGTCTGCAAACGGAACATTGACAAATGATGAGATTTTAGCTTTATCAAGTACATGGGCCGGCCGGACGCAAGGCTCTACTGTATTCGATTGTACCGGTGGTAAGTATCCTTATTACATTCTTCCTACATCTATGGTAACCGGTATTCAGTTCTGGATTGGAGGATTGCGTAATACAGACTGGAAAGAAGAAACTCGTGAAGTTACAAACGCTTTCGGGTACAAAGAGAGTTACACTATTTATCGTTTGAATAGCATCCAGACGGGTGTATTAAATATTGAGGTGAAATGAGTGAAGAATTGAAGGGAACGAATGTATATTCCCCTATTGTTCCGGGCACAAGTAGAGACGTATATCCTACGCATTATTCTATTTATGGTAAAGGTGGTCATAAGGAGGTATCTACTATTGACGCAAGGAATGCCATTACAGCCGACCGATTGACAGAAGGCTGTGTCGTCTATGTAAAAGAGACAGATAAGGAGTATCAATATAAAAATGGCGAATGGGTAGATTATCAGACAAATTTTGATGATACCGTACTACGGGAACTTATTGACAAAAAAGTAGATAAAGTGGACGGAAAAAATTTATCTACCAATGACTTTACCGATGCGGATAAAGAAGTTATCGCAATTCATTCAGAAGAAATAGACAGTTTGCAAGATTCTGTCAACGATATCTACCAGCGTCTTGACTCCACAACTGGAGTTCAATACTATATCCGTGTCCAAAATAATGGTGATAAGTCCTTTACCTCACAAAAGGGTGAACCTTGCGTATTAAATTTCACATTCATTTCACAGGAACGTTACAGCTATAATGATCCTTACGAGAATACCGGAGAACGTGGCAAGTGTGAGATATTCATAAAAAACTCTGTCAGTGCAGACTATACCCTGATAAAAACCCTGATGGTTAACTCCATTACTGCCACAAAAGTTGATATAGCCGAGTTTCTTGCGAATGGGGCCAACTCGATCATGGTGAAAATCACCGGTGAGGTGACCGGGCAGGCTACCCCGGCTTATACCTATAACGTGACGATGACCTCATTGTCCGTCAAGGCCGATACCTTCCAGTGGTGGACACTCTACTCTGGAGCAATTTCTATTCCCCTCTACATCTCCGGAAATGTGAACAAGACACTCAAAGTCACTCTTGAGGGAGAGAACTACGCCAAGGGGTACGAACAAGTGCTGGGAAACGTTATCTATACGGATACCGCCCTGAATTTCTCCATTGACCACCCCGGACAGACAGGTGTATACAAATTATCCGTTTACCTTGAAAACTCCGATGGCACCATCAAAACCAAAACGGTGTCTTTTAATATCATGTGCGCATCGGAAGGCGAGCAGGTGAAGCTGATGTGTGTGAATAATCTTTCAGAAAAAGCCTCCAACTGGTCGAACAATAAACTTTTTGAATACTCCGTTTATGACGGTGACGCTACAACTACAAGCGGTATATTCTCCATAAAAATGAATGAACTTACCGTATATACCAGCGAAGAGAGTACGATCCCCACTAATACCAAAAACAGCTTCTCTTATGCAATGGAGATTGAAACCGTCGACGATACTGATTTTGAAATCTCCGTAGCTGTATTGGATAATGGAGAGTCATTGACCGATACTATGATATTCCCTGTAAGCAACTCTTCCGGTTTTTCCGCTACAGCCGGATCAGTCTTTTACATGAATCCTCGTACACGTACTAACAGTCAGTCAAATTACCAAAAGATTATCAATGAAATAGACAGTTCTCAAATCGCAGCCGAATGGGAAGGCATGAACTGGAATAACGACGGATGGACTGTAGACAGTGACGGAAACCGTGTATTAAGAATGATGGCCGGAAGTTTGTTGGATATCGGTTACAAGCCTTTTGAAATAGAAAGTGCCCGTAATGGGAAAACCGTTGAACTGGATTATAAGATTTATAATGTTACCGACTACTCCGAGCCTATTATTACTTTGTCGGTACCGGATGGAAAAGGATTTACCGGACTTAATATTTATGCAAACAACATCTGGCCGTGTAGCCAGTCTCTTAAAAATGAGGAGTTACAATCAATTCCAACCGATGATGGTGTACGTGTTAGGATAGCCATGACCATTTCGCCGAATATGTATGGAAATGCCGGATTTAATCTTTGCTCTATTTATATCAATGGAAAAAAGAATCGTACTTTCCTTTACGAATCAAATGATTATTGGGCGCAGAATGGAGATATAATTATAGGTTCTGACTATGCTGACGTGGATGTCTATGGAATCCGTATATATGAAACCGGACTAGGTTCCAATGCAGTACATAAGAATTATATCAATTGGTTGCCCGGCACCGATGAAAAGGTTGAAGAAAGCGAGAATAACAATCTTTATGACGCAATGGCCACACAGTTAGACTTCGATGCCATAAGGGCAAAAATGAATGTCTTTGTATTCGATAACATATTCCCTTCATACGATGATACCGCAAAGAGAACAGGTACGCTTGAAATACAATTTGTAAACCGCCCGGAACGAAACGTGTCTATCACAAATGTGGAAATGAGTGGTCAGGGCACATCTTCTAAAAAATACTGGGAATGGAATGAAAAGTGTAAGGTTGACAAGACGAAATCTGTTATTACTTATGCTGACGGATCAACCACCACGAAGAAGTTTATCATGTTTGATAACGTTCCCGCATGTGCGTCCGTTACATTCAAGAAAAACTGGGCATCATCCATGCAAGACCACAAGGCTGGTTCGGTTAATTCATATACGGATTTGTATAAACAGCTCGGACTCACTAATGAAGCAATGGCTCTTGATCCAAAAGTCCGTGTTTCTGTCTATCAGGAGCCCTTTATGGCTTTCCGCAAGGAACTTAATGACGAGGGTGAAATAGTATATACCTGTATGGGTGAATTCACAGGTGGTCCGGACAAGGGGGACAAGTATTGTTTTGGCTATGATACCGATTTGTTTCCTGGTCTCATCTCTATTGAGGGAGCGGATAACTCCCCACTTCCGGCATTGTTTCGCGTACCTTGGAATACGGGAAGAATTACATATAGCGAAGACGAAGAGTCATGGCAATACAATGGAGAAAACAGCATAGGTTTTGACGGCGGACTTCCCGAAAATATAAAATACTGGATACCCGCTTATAATCTAGCTTATTCCTGTTCGAGCAAAATTTGCCCGTTTGACGGGACATTGGGTGAATTGAATGCTGACGCATCCGGTTATAAAGAGAATGGTGTAGAATACTGGATCGCAAAACCGGGTGATACAAATCTGTATAACCTGTATTATTATGAAGCTGCAGAAAAACAGTTCATACCATCCGACATAGGTGAAGGACAAATAAACCTGATACACCAACTTGTAAATAAGGGGTACGGTTTATCAAGTGCTGATTTGGTGGGGAAAACAAATGATGAACTGAATACACTTTTCATCAACGCCCGCATTGCCAAATTTAGAGCTGAAGCTAAGACCTATTTTGATATTTCCGACGCAATATTCCATCACAACTTTACCGAATTTGTTGCTGCTACCGACAACCGGGCAAAAAACACATACCCCTATTGTTTTGGAGAAGGTTGTAAATGGAAATGGAGACAGGACGACCTTGATACAATAATGCCTATCACCAATCAGGGACAACTTCGAAAAGGGTATTATGTCGAAGTGCATGACAACTACGATACAGGGGCTTCAGTATGGAATGGAGAAACTTCCGTGTTCTGGAATCTGTTAGAACTGGCGTTTCCTGATGAACTTGCTGCAGGAATGCGTTCTATGATGTCGGCTATGGAGGTATTAGGCGGCTTAAAGTCCGGTACTCATGCAGAAAAAGTCTATGCATGGTACCAGAAATTCTATCTCAACGTGAAAGAGTATTTCCCGGCTGTAACTGTGAATGAAGACTCTAAACGCTATGAGAATGCCAAGCTAATGATGAATGCCGGACGATACACGAATGATACCGACCCATTGACACAGGAACTGGGGGATTTATACAGCGCGGAAACGGCATGGATGAAAAAGCGCATCCAGTATATGTCTTCAAAATATAGTTTTGGGGAGTATTCTGCAAATGGAACAGATTCAATAAATGTCCGTGCTGCCGGAAATGCCATCACGTATGATATCATTCCCGCCATCGATATGTATCCCACTATTGCAAACGGTACATCAATTGTAAAGGGTAGCAGGACAAAGGCCGGACAGGTATGCAGAATGATAATAGACCTTGGCGGCACAGGTGACCAGCAGAATATCATTCAGGGAGCCAGTTGGCTGATGAGTATTGGTAAGTGGCATGATAAAAACGTAAACGGAAATCTTATCATCAAGGGAAGGATGTTACGCGAATTAGAGCTGGGGAGCCGTACAGAGCGGATTGTTATTGCGATCACGGGACTTACTATCTCGGATTGTGTATCTCTACAATCTATCCTTTTGTCTAACATAGCCACGTTGGCCGGTTCTCTTGACCTTTCCGTATGTACGCATTTACGTAGAGTTTGGGCTGATGGAACGTCACTGACACAGATAAGGCTTCCGCAAGGCGGGTGTCTGGAACTGGTTCAATATCCATCCACGAACAGGTATTTGACATTACAGAACTTCCCTTTGTTGAAACAGGAGGGAGTGCTCGTCGATGATTGTGCCGGAAAGATTACGGACTTCTTTGTCAGTGATTGTCCGAAACTTAATCCGGTTGACCTTTTAATAAAGATCATGAATGCACAGCAGGAACAGGGAGAAGCACATGCCCTTAAACGTGTGCGTGCAGTGTTTGGGGAATATACCTATAATGAGAATGGAGCCGAGATGCTTGATAACCTTGGAAAGCTGGCAGACGGGACTTATGTCGGGCTTAACAGTTCCGGTGTAGCTGGTGATGATCCTCGCCCGGTTCTTGATGGAACGCTTCATATCAATACGAATTGTTATGAAGATACTGCTATTGCCCTTCGCAGTTATTTTAATAGGTTAGTGCTCAATATAAATGGAGAGTTCTACATCCGTTTTATAGATAAGTTGGTGCAAACGCTATGTGCAAAACACTTTGGCGATGAGATTGGTATAAGTAAAAGACTAATGGGGGAAATTACAGAACTGGGAGATGTTTTTATCGGTACAGAGATAACGTCTTTCACTGAATTGGCGTTCACCTGTGTAACATCACTTACGGAAGAGTTTGCAGGATGTACTAATTTCGATACCATAAAACTTCCTCCCACATTGAGAGTTTTAAATACTGCTGCTTTTGCCGGGAGTAAAATTGTTTTGGACTTATCGGCTTTTACCAATATAACTGATTTGTTGATTGATTCGGATGATATTGTATATAAGATGCCGGATGCAAACTCCAACCTTGTACGTCTCACTTATAATAGTGGGGCAGGAAGAGTAAAGGCTATTAGGTATTCAAATGTGGTTTTAGAAATCAATAATAGAAATGAAATAACCGATTTCTGGGTAGAGGATTGCAATACGAATAATAAATTATTAAAAGAGCTACAGTTAATATTAGGTGAGCAAAATTCTCTTCAATATGTCAGAGCTAAAGGCTTTGATGAAAGTTTTTCTTCCAATGATATATTGATTGCATTACGTTCATTGGCCGAGAATGGTTATCATGGAATAAATGATAATGGCGAAAGGGATGATAACATTATACCGGTGTTAGCTGGGAAGCTGGCTAGTTCTGCTAATTATTCTCCGGATCTGTTGTATAGTCTTCAAAGCTATTTCCCGAATATTCAGTTTAACATGACAGGTATAGCATTTATTGACTTTAAAGATCCGGTCGTAAGAGAAATATGCGTACAGAATTGGGGTAGCAATGGAGAATTAACAGTCGAACAGGCTGCTGCAGTAACTGACCTAAAGACACTATTTAAAGGCAATATAGATATAACGTCTTTTGATGAGCTGAAATATTTTACAAGCTCAATAGCTAATGTAAATGACAAAAGTCGTATTGGTTTGGTTTATGGTGCATTCCAAGGTTGTGTTAATTTGAAAAGTGTGATAGTAATGCCTAATGTAAATGAGTTTGACGGTGCCGTCTTTTATGGGTGTACCTCGTTAGAAGCAATACTATTGCCTGATACTATGGAAGTTATTAAAAATTCTGCATTCGAGGGTTGTGCGTCTTTGAAAACGGCTAACATTCCATCTGGATTAACTCAAACAGAACTTGCATCCGGTATATTCAGGGATTGCATATCGTTGACATCATTAATGGAAATTCCGGCAGTCGTATCGTCAATAGGTATGAGGGCTTTTATGAACTGTAGTTCTTTAGAAGGTATTAAGATGCTTGGTAGCGTGCCTCCCAGTCTGGGATATGGCGTTTTTGAGGGTACTACTTGCCCGATATATGTTCCGTCCGGGGCTGTACAGACATATAAATCAGCATGGAATAGCCTGCAATCAAGAATAATAGGGTATAATGAATAAATCCAAAAATTATGGCAATATTAAGTAACGGTAAGTTTTATGGTTTCCTTTGTTCGGTGAAAGAGACAGGACAGAAATTGGCGAATGGAGTAAAAGAGTATGTGGAAGATTTCATGTCCGGCTTTGCCGGGCACGGATGGAAACTATGGGAATACATCAAGGGGAAGTGGATGCTTGAAATTGACGCTATCCGTGTACGTGGACAGTTTACGATATTCGAACTTCTGGTATCTAAGATTAGGGCGATAATCGGTGCGCAGACTATCACGCAGGGGTGCGGTAAGATTAAGACAGTCGGGATATCGGAAGACGGGGCTGCCTACCTTATCACGCTCGAGGATACCGATATGAGTTTCATGGAGCATGACTTCATCCGCTGTCAGGAGTTTACAGGCAACCAGCGATTGTATCATGTGGAGATTGAATCAATCGTTGATGGAGTAATTCACATACCGGTATCGGAGTTTGAATCGGAAGTAAACGAGGACGGGATAACCTTTGTCACGAATCCACCCATGCCGGGTGACGACATCGTGCAATTCGGGAACAGCTCATACGAAGAGCAGTACGCAGGAAGACATTCCGCTATTTATATGCACGCTGATGAAAGCGGACAGCCTGCAATAGACGTGCTTGACGGTATCTATACAAAGGACTGGAGCAATTGCCTGAAAGTGCGCATGGGCGGTGACATACCCGGAACGGCCGGGCTGAAAGGATTCTATTGCGTCAACGGTATGCTGAAAGCCGTAGACGAAGACGGGACAATCTTGTACCAGTTCAATCCCGACAGTTCCGGATTCATTGCAAAAGGCAATATCAGATGGGACAAGGATGGCAATGGCGACATATTCAACAGAGCAATATACTGGGACAAAGGAGGCTTTCATTTCGGGAGTGGCGTGAAACTTACTTGGGATAACTTGGACAGTGAAACAAAAGAGAATCTGAAAGGTGAACCCGGACGTGACGGAAACAACGGTGCTGATGGAATCAACGGGGAAGACGGAACAAGCCTCGTATATAAAGGCGAGTTCACCTCCCATCCCTCCAATCCTCAAAACGGCTGGTATTACCGCAATATATCCGACAAGAAAACCTATGTCTATCAGGATAACGCATGGTATGTTATGACGGTTGATGGATCGGATGGTAAAGATGGATTAGACGGAATTAACGGTGAAGATGGTAAGGATGGTCTTGATATTGTTTGGAAAGGAGACTCTTCAATTCCGCCTGCTAATCCTCAAAAGAATTGGGTGTATCGTGATACGGATAACGGTCGAGTTTATATCTATAATGGTACGGCATGGGCATTAATGGTCGCAGACGGTAACGATGGGATTGACGGTACTGACGGCAAGGACGGAATGAGGGTTTATATCACTTATCATGATAGCGAAGCGGAACCTGCTAAACCTACCGGAAGAGGAACATCGGACGGATGGCATACCGATGCGACGAATGCGGTTGTGTGGATTTCACAGAAGGTATCAGAAAGTGCGGATTCAGGTGAATGGGGTGATCCTATACGAGTGAAGGGGGAGCCGGGTAAGGATGGTCAGGACGCAAACCTTCTTCCATGGATAGAAAAGTGGAACGGTTATGCAACGGAATTAGGGGAAGAGTATATTGTTACTCCCAAGATGTTCTCTGGTATCAAATCATCTGATGGAAATTTGACTGGAATTGTGCAAGGAAAGGAATGTTTGACCGATAAGACAACTGGCGAGAAGCGTACAGGGATATTTGCGGTTGTTGATGGTGAAATAGTTTTCGAACTTGATCCAATAAATAAAAAGTATAAGTTCAAAGGAAGAGTGGAAGTTGAGGAGGGAAGCTTATCTCTTGCGAATGGGAAAATAGTATTGAGGGAAGATGGTACTGGGGTGCTGGCAGATAATTCTATTTATTGGGATGAATATGGATATTTATATCAAAGAAGTAGACCAAGAGTTATATGGAGGTCAGCTGTTCATGAAATGGATGAACTTGGTATTCATGGTAGAAATCCATATAATATAGATTTGAGAAAGGGAACATATATTGAGACACTGACAGCGTATGTTGGCGAGCCTCGTTACATCAATCTCCCTAATCCATCGGATGTTCCAGGAGCCATATTGGATATAAATTGCCGATTGGGTACACGTAGTTTTGATGTAATTGGATTTAAATGTCAATCTGCATCTTTTATGCAAACTAAGTCAGGTAGTATAAGTGCTCATTCTTTTGTATGCTTGTCTCCAGGTTCACAAGGTACTATTACAGCCGTGTCAACGAATGACGATTCTTATTGGGATATTAGTGAATCTTTTATAGATAAGGAATGATGGAACTAAATGACTGGCTTGCAATACCAGGAGCCTTATGAGGCTTTGTTTTAATATTTGTTGGACAGTAGGACTGTAGAATTGAAATCCATATATCTGCAGTTGAAAAAATGCTCCAGAAGGACTCTGGAGCACTAACTTTTAAAAGGCATCGTCATAATTTTTGATGAGTTCATTTGCTTCTTGGATGTCATGTGGAGTATAGATATCGGTCATGAGTATACTGCTATGTCTTGCCTGATCACGAACACTTAATGTATCATAATGGCGTAACATGTTAGTAATGCCAGTATCCTTGAGCGAATAAAACTTATATCGATCCGGGAATTTTAGGTCTATTCGTACATGGCGTGACCACCAATCTCTAAACATCTTTTCTGATTTTTGTTTCATTCCTGGTCTGAATCCGTCAGAGAATAAGAAGCAGTCATTTGGCATATTAAAAATATCAAGATCCAACATTAAATGAATAACTTTTGCTGGCAAGGTAATAGTGCCGTCTTTTTTATTCTTTGATATCGTGTCCGGAAGAAAAATCGTTTGTCTAGCCAAGCTTATATTAGAAAGTTTAAGTTTACTCATCTCGGCCGGTCGGATGAAGCAGTAATATAGTATATAACTTGCTAAAAGGAAATGAGGATTCTTTTCCTTGAGATATTCTGCCAATTTGACTAGTTCTTCTTTCTTAAGTTGTGTCCGGATCTTCTTTTTCCCTTTTCGGCCAATGACACTAATTCCTTCAGTAGGATTTTTGGCGAGATAATTTCGTTCCAGGCAATACGATGAGAATGATCTTAAGAAACCTAGATAATTATCTCGAGTGAATGCGGTGTTATCCCTTGTTATATATACTTCTTCTAGTAGCATGACACAAAAGTCCTTGCTAAATTGGTAAATGTAGGTAATTGGGACTTCTCTTCCTTTGTTGTATATCTCCATATTATGAAGGTAAGAGGAATATGATTTCAAGGTTTCTGGACGGTAATTACCATCACGAAGCATTTTGTAAATGTAGGCTCGATACTTATCGATAATATCCTTGAATAACAAATAAGCGTTTCCTTGTTCCTGTTCAATCCATGGATTCCATCCACATGAAAGTTTCTCGGATATCCGGATCATATAATCCTTTGCGTACTTTCTACGTTCATTTGCTCTCTTGATAAAGTTAAGTTTGATTTTCTTTCGTCGCATTTCTCCTTTTGCTGGATCGAATGCATAGAAGTCAATGTACCAATCGTTTCCAGTATGTAGGACCGGAGGAGTGAAACCTTGAATTTCCTTAAGTGAAGACAT